ATGAACCCATTCAAACTATTACTCGACCACAACATCGCCAGGATCAAAAAGAAGTACTGGACCGAACAGGCCCGGGGACTGAAGGGCATTTTCGAGCCCGCCAACCGACTACATGCCCACAACTGGATCCGGCGAGAAATCGCCATCCGGACCAACCTCTACGAAGTCATGGACCAAAAGATCCCCACCGATGAACTATACAAAGCCCTCGACTATGAGCCCACGAATCGCACTTAGAGACTACGAGGAACTGCTGGACTTTGCCCGGCAGGAGCTTCGAAAGAGCCAGCAGCAGCTCATACAGCTGCGCAACCAGGAAGCGCCAGCCGCAGAGCTGGAGGAACTGGAACACGAAATCGAACTGCTAAACAAGGCAGTCGACCGGTATCAACTCAAAATCAAAGTACTGCAACATGCCCTACGAGAAAGTGAAAATCAGCCCTAAAGTTCGCCATGAAAACATCCCCTGCACAGCCGACCACTTCGAAAAGTACCTGCGCGACCAAGCGCTCCCCATCGTCCACCAGGGAAAGGACTACGTCCGCGTGCGTGACGCTGCCGGGGAGGAATGGGGATTCTTTTCCAACCAGTTTGACCCGTGCGGGTAGAAAGCGCCAGATACAGCAGCGCCGGTACTATTTTATCCGCAAGCTGCGCGCCATGGGCTACCGCATCGAGACAGAAAAGCGGTGCATTCAGACCCCCTACACGTCGGTAAACGACATCCCGCCGCCGGACCGGTACTACGTTCGGCAGCTCCTTAAACTTGGATTTCAGCAAGAACTCACTTTTTTCTGATGTACATCGAACAGCAAAAAATATTGGACGGGACCGATGGCGGTCTGAAAATCATCCTGCACTACTACCCCCAGGCAGAGCGAGCCCTGCAGCGCACAGGTGCCAAGTTCAAGCTGCGCGCCAGCGAAAAGACGGCCTCTGCCACCCTAAAGCAGCTATCCGATGGCAATTGGGTGGTGACCGACTTTGGCGGGGATCAGAAACCCAAAAACGGCATCCTGGTCTGCATGGAAGAAGAGGGACTGGAATTCAAGGAAACCCTGGAGCTACTGGCCGCCCGGTATGGGATCGAGGGGCAGGAGCCGCCGGAGATCCTAAAGCCGGAGATCAGCACCCGGGACGCCCGGGCGGAAGAAAACGAAGGCGAATGGTACTTCGAGGTACGCGAGGGATTTACCGAGCTGGACGTGATCACCGTCCTGGCAGAAAAGGCCATCCCGTACCAGAAAGACGAACAGGGCCGGAAGCAGATCCACTGGGAGAAAGTCGAGCGGATCTTCAAGCGCTACCGCTTTTATTCCCTACTGAGCTATTCCATCGTCAAAAACCGGAAGGTGATCACCATCGCGGCCACCGACCGGTACCCGATATTTATGTGGGACGAGGGTTCCTTCAAAAAGATCTACCAGCCTCTCAGTCCGGATAAGGGCCGGCGCTTTATGTACTACGGCAAGCGGGACAAGGATTTTTTGCATGGCCTGGCCGAATGCCATGCGGCGTACGAAGCCCTGCAGGACGGGGAAGATATCGACGAGGAGACCGGAGAGGTCCGCTCCAAAAAGAAAAAGAAGCTGCCCGAAATCGTCTACTGCAGCGGGGGATCCGATGGCATGAACCTGGCCATGATCGGCTACCAGGTAGTATGGCCCAATAGCGAGACGGCCAAGCTATCCGAGAAGCAGTTCAAAACCCTGGCCAAGCTGGCCGATAAGGTGATGAACATGCCGGACATCGATCACACCGGCCTCCGGGAGGCGCACCGCCTGGGCATGGAGCACCTGGACCTGTACAACATCGTATTGCCCGAAGAGCTCCGGGAGCGTCCGGATAAGCGCGGCAATCCCTGCAAGGACGTGCGCGACTACCTGAAGTACCACACCTATTACGATTTCAAGCAGCTGGTCAAAACGGCCCTGCCGTACCGGTTTTGGGACGAGATCTACTACGAAGACAAGGCCGGCAATTGGCGGTCGAAGTTTGAGGTCAAGAATACCCGGCTGTATAATTTCTTGACCAAAAACGGCTTCTACCGCCTGCAGAACAAAAACGAAAAGCAGGGCTATATTTTCATCCAGATCAAAGACAACATCGTCCGGGAGATCGAGGTCAACGAAGTCAAAACGCACGTGCACCGCTTCCTGGAAGAACAGTACGTGGACGAAGACCTGCGGGATGTATTCTTTCGCAGTACCCAGCTGAAGGAAGCATCCATGTCCAACCTGCCCATGACGGAGGTCGATTTCTCTGACTTCGACCGGGACCGGCAGTTTTTCTTTTTCGAAAACAAAACGGTAGAAGTCAGCAAGTCCGGCGTGCAGGTGCACAAGCTGGGCGAGATCAAGCGCTACGTCTGGGAAGACGAAGTGATCAAGCACCGATTCAAGGATCAGGAGCCGCATTTCAGCATCAGCCAGGACAAAGACGGCCACTGGCACATCGATATCCTCAAAAAGGATAACATCTTCCTGAACTTCCTCATCAATACCAGCCGGACCCACTGGCGCACGGAGCTGGAAGACAACCTGGATGCCCTGAGTCCGGAGGAGCAAAAGGCCTACAAGAAAAAGCACCTGTTCGACATCGCCGGGGATAACCTCTCTGCAGAGGAGATCCGGGAGCAGATGCACCAGCTGGTCAATAAGATCTACGTCCTGGGGTACCTGCTGCACCGGTACAAGGATCCCTCCCGCCCCTGGGCCATCTGGACCATGGACCACCGGATCAGCGACGAGGGCGAAAGCCACGGGGGATCGGGTAAGTCCATCGCCATGGGCGCCGTCAGTCGCTTTATGAAGTCGGTCACCCTCCGGGGAAGGGATCCCAAGATGACCGAAAACCCGCACATGTACGACCGGGTGACCATCCACACCGATTACATCCTGGTAGACGATGCCAATCAGTACCTGAAATTCGACGTATTCTTCAGCGATATCACGGGCAATATGATCGTGAATCCGAAGAACAACAAGTCCTACGAAATCCCTTACGAGGAGTCCCCCAAGTTTGCCTTCAGCTCCAATTTCCCGCTGCGCAATATCGACAGCTCCGTGCTGCGCCGGGTGCTGTACTGCGTCTTTTCGGACTACTACCACGAGAATAAGGACGGCTACTTCCGGGAGAGCCGCAACCCGCGGGAGGAATTTGGCAAGAACATCCTGGGGCCGGACTATACGGACGAGGACTGGAACGACTTCTACAACTTCATGATCCAGTGCTGCCAGTTTTACCTGAACCACGGAAAGATCGATCCGCCCATGGAGAACGTGGAGAAGCGCAACCTGCTAAGCGAAATGGGCCCCGCATTCCACGAGTGGGCAGATACCTACTTCAGCGATCGGATGAATGCCGACGTGGTCAAAAAATACGCCATGGAGGACTTTATCCGCAGCACCAATACCAAATGGACCTCCCAGAAATTTACCAAGGCCCTGCGTGCCTGGGCCCGGTACTACGGATACGAGCTCGATCCGGAGGAGTTCAAAAACAGCTCCGGCCGCATCATCAGGAAGATACAGGAGGATGGCCACGCTACTTCGGTGGAAATGATTTATGTACGCAATACCCAGGTGGCCACCCCTGAGACAGCGGAGCAGATTCCCACCACTCCCGGGAATGACAAGCTGGTGCCGGGAGGCCAGACAGACGCCTTTTCAAATTTCTAATCGATATGGAAATTCTACTCAAACTCCGACCTGCCATGTCCCTGGAAGACTTCATGGACAAGGAAAAGAAATCCCGCAAAATGGGCCTGGTATACTTCCAGGTCCTGGAGGGAAGCTCCGGGCTCATTACCCGGGTGGTATCCGAGCGCACCGACAAAGTCTGGCTGCTGCGGATGATCAAGAAAGGGAAATTATTCATTCAAGAAACCTCAACCATCGCTGAAACATCATGAACGTAACCGTAGACCTCAGTTTCCTGATCGCTGTCAAAGACATGCGCGAGGAACAACGACGCTTCTTCCACCTCACCAAAGAAGCCAAAGCCAAAAAGCTGCCCCAGCTATGGGCCCAGCGAAAAAACTGCCTGGACAGCTCCCGGCAGCTCGAAGCCCTGGTGGATATCCGCCTGGATCAGTACCTCAATGGAAAGGAGGTGGCCCGTGACTGACCTGTATTTCATCCAGTATTCCTACAAGCTGCTACCCCGCAACAAGTACCACGAGTGGATCGATGCGCGATTCGAGGCACTGGACCGCTGCCTTACCCGTAACCCCGAAAAGCTGCAAAAGGAGCTGATCGAGGAGATCAAATCCATTCGGGAAACCTCCTTTCACCGCTGCAAGCCGGTAAGCATCCTGACGAAAACCTACACGCCCGAAAAGGGAATACTGAAGGTGGAAGTGCAGGAGCTGGGCCGGCTGACTCTCTATCCAGTAAAGGAGGTGCGCCATGACTAAGTACGGAAGCACGTATAACGGCTGTCTGGTAAGCGGATTCTTCTCCGTCTTCTGTGTACTGATGTTGCTGGCCACCTGCACCAGCTCCTGCAGCAGCGCCCGGGTCACCGCCCTGGTGCCGGCTGCAGAGGTGATAAGCCGGGACGGCGACCGCCTGCTGATCCAGTTCGAAGATGCGGCCGGGGCACCGGGTCGCGCCTACGAATGGTTTCATTTTCCCGGCCTGGGACCGGTCGACTACCGCTCCCTCGAGGCCGAGCTGGTGATCAGAAAAAGGAGGGGCCATGACTGAGCAAGCGCCCTACGAACCCTCGTTTTTCTACGTGTACCTCTGGCTCTTTTGCCTGCTGGCCACCTGCGGGCTGCTCTCCACCCTCCTGTACATCGTACGGGAGATCGCCCGCAACGAACCGCCGGAAGGCATCGCCCCGGAAGTACGCGAAGGCTGGCTCTGGCATCAGATCCGCCGCCGCATCCGATAAGTATTCACCAAAACCCCTAATGTCATGAACTTAGAATTCATCCCCCTAAAACAAGCAAAGCGTGGCAAGCCCACCATCCTGTTTTCCAAAACAGGACTGATCAACCTATCCAAAACAGCTGCCGAAGAACTTGGCTTAAGCAAGCAAAACCGCATCGACCTGGCACGGGACACCGACCGGCCGGAAGACTGGTACCTGGTCAAGTACAAACCGGAAATCGATGCGGGTATTCCCTTCCGGCAAAAAGACAACGGGCTATGCTTCAATGCTGCCTCCTGGGCGAATGCCTTCCTGGATCAGTTTTCAGAAGATGGAAAATCCCTTTCCGTCCTGATAGCTACCCAGGCAGAAGACAACACCCTGGGAGGGAAAGCCGAGGTATACGCGATTCTAACCAAATCCCTTAAAAAGGAATAGACATGCCTAGAATCGAAAAAGTATACAGCCTGGAAGTAGGCGTTGAGCAGTTTCTCAACGCCTGCTCTCCCCTGGAGCTAAAGGAAATCGAACTGCTCATCCTCTCCCCCCGCTTCCAACACCGCATGAAAGAATCCGAGGAATATTCCGGACCGAACCGACCCGAATTTCCGTCGGATCGGTTCGATTTACTGGCTTAGGGATGCGAAGGGGTAGTCTGCCGCCAGGAAGACCGAAACGAACGTGTAGCCCGCAACAGCCCGCCCCGACCGAAGGAAGGGAAAGCCCCAAGAGATTCGCTTTCAACATAGAAATCATGAAAAACTACTTCACCATCACCACCAACCGGGAGACCGCCGAGCAGATCCGAAAGCAATGTGATTTCGACGAGCGATGCAGCCAACGCAGCTACCGGCTAGGCGATATCCAGCACCACGAGGGATTCTCTATCGTCAAAATCGAGGCGAAAAGGGACCTGATTACGCCCTCTGATATCTTCTGGCTGGGTCACTTCTCCGCCATCTGGAAAATCGATAATTAATCCTGTAACTCTGTAACGAAAAACCAAAACCCATTGTATCATGACTGCAACTGTAAAATACCGTGTCGCAACCTATGAGGGAGAAATTCAGGTTCCCTGTGATCCAAACGAGGAAAGCGAGGCGATCATCGCCAAAGCAAAACGAATCGTCACCAGGCAAGCGGGCGGCTCCTTACCATGGGGCTCCCAGAGCTGGCGAGTTACCTGTCGGGAATAACCAAAAATAACCATGAGCAAGCTAACATTCAAAGAAATCAACAAGGACCGCAGCAAGGGCGAATATGCCCTTGCCTGCCGCGTTATACTGAAAGAAGCGATCAAATTCGCGGACGACATAGACGGATTTATCCGCTACTGGCAAAACACGGTAGACTACTACCCCCAGCGTAACCACCGGCGACTGGGAGATAGCTATCGGATAGAGAAAGACGAAAAAAACCAAACTGCGCTGATCTGCAAGACCAGCGATACCAAAAAGCCGGTAGACTTGTATTATATTTATGCTTTGGCACCGAATGAATCTACGATAGCGGTTGGCCTATGAGTAGTTGAGGGAGGGGTAACGCTTAATTTAACAATTATGCAAATAACTGAAAATACTAATGGAGCTTCAGAAGTAGGCGAGAAAAAACATTTACTTATAACCATTGTTGAGTTTGATTATTTCCCTATTTGGTTAGCAATTATTCCACCAATTACCGAGATTATCAAACCAATTATAACGACTGTGTCAATAGTTTTTCTCAATGATTCTCTCTTTTTAAATGTTGCTAAATAATCACCCCAACAAAAATTATAAACAGGGTAAAGAGCATAAAGATACCAATGTACTAATAGAAGAATAATAAATAAACCTCCTGTTGTTAGGAATGCATATATCAATGCCGTTGCAGAATCTAAACTTTGCCCAATTTCGTTTATTTTCAAAAATGCTTCTATGGGTTCCGTGAGTTTTCCTGATTCATATTCATTTCGAATTTCCTCAATTGCAATTTGCCTTTCATAGTCCCCGTTAATCAACTCAAACATTAGCGCAATGATAAGAGAGAATGGCATACTTAACATCATAAGTAATTTGTAATTTGTTTTTTTGAAATTATAGTTAATGTTCCATCGCCTTATTTTCTTTATTCTCTCCTCAATTAATGAGCTAGTGACAAAAACCCAATCCCTTGTTAATCCGCTTATATTATAACGAATACTTATTTCCGTTGAGACATTACTAGAATTTGCATTTGTAAATTCTATAACTAATTTTCTGGAATCCGTTATTTCTGAAGATATTTTTAAATCAATTATTTTTGCGGAACCACTATTCTCAAGAGAAAAAATTTCTTCAATATCGATAGTTTCTGCAACAACTCCACTTTCAAAGGTTACAGAAAAGCTGTTTTTTATTTCTCCTTCAGATTCCTTTTTAAGTTGGTCTTGAATTAAATCGTTAAACCTTCTTAATTCCTGTTCGGTCAATATAAATCCGTGATAAAATGCTTTGTTGGCTTCTACATTTAGTTTTTTCATCGTGTTGGTCAATTATAATCACCCAGAACAAATAAATCAAGGTATATTTTGGAAATGGAGTTAGGTGGATATGTACTTTAGACAAATTTCACATATATTTAGAAGAAATCAACCCGATCCACCTCCTTCATCAGCCGATCCGTCTCCGTCAGGGCTACGATGATTTTCTGGTAGTGCAGGATATCGTCGTATTCCAGAGTACGGCCCTTTCGGTCCTTGAGCCATTTCTGCGCGGGTTGGTAACCCCCGATGTAGAACTCCCAGGCCAGCACCGGCACGCCATCGAAGTACTGCGTCTCGTTGATATAGACTTTACCCGTTTCCCCTGCAGGATCAGTGACTAGTCTTGGCTTTACCACCTCATTGCTGCCATCGATGGGGTAGCGGGTGATATACCGGTTTACGGTAGCGCTTTCCAGCAGGTGGATTTGCCGGATTTCTCCGCCCAGCTTCACCAGCTGCCAGAAGGTCTCCGGATCTTTCGGATACGGCACCCGCGGAAAGTCTATTTTCAGAAACTCCTTATACCGCTCCCGGTAGCTGGGCGAGTGTAGCACTGCATAGATATAATCCAGAATATCGATAGGCGCAAAGGTATTTTCTGTCGATTCCTTTTCGTTGGTAAAGATCAACTCTAATTTTTCTGCCAGTTGATTTACTATTTTGGTATTTAGGTTTGGTTTTCTCTCCCACGATTGTTCAAGGGTTTGTTGGGCGTTGGTTTCAGGGTAAGTGTAAAGTTGAAAATGATAAGAGCCTGTTGAGCTTTCTGCTGTTTTCATTTCAGATAAAGTATTTGAAATAAAAAAGTGGCATATTTCTTTATTTTTAGTTTGTCTTCCTAAAACAAGTGATATGTTTTCAAAAAAGGAATGCCTTATTTGTTTTTCGCGATGACGTGTAACTAATTTTGTATCAAAATAAATAACCCTATTATCAAAAGGCCTATATGAAATTGATTTGATTTTTGATTCTGTATATAAACTTGAAGAGGTATCAATTAAATATAAATAATTTTTTATTTGGTCTTTCAACTCGTTCTTATTGTAGCCTATTACCACTGAATCCTTGTGTGTTTTTATTCCTGCCGCCTTAATATGAAATAGTTCTTCAATGGGAAAGCCTATTTCGTATTCGTCTTGTCCATCATAACTTTTATTTGTAAAAAAATAATTCGGTTTATTTAGGAAAGGTGTGTTCCATTTCAATGAATAAAAATTATTTGCATTAAGAAAATTATATTTAATTTCTCGCTTTCCGTACAAATCACATTGGTATAATTTGCCCATCCCATTCTTTTTCTTAGCACCTGTCTTTACAAATATGTTTATAGAAACACCTTGTTGAATATCAAATACATTTTCATCTTTACTACCATCAAGAGAAGTCTCCTTTTTTTTAGAATTCCCGTGTAAATCCAAGATATATATCTTATCAAAACCTTCCAAAAGGTGCTTTCTCATTTGTCTGAATACAATTCCATCAATGAAGCTGTTATTAGAAATGTAAGCCAAGATTCCACTACCATTTTTTTCTACATAATGCTGGCCGTACCTTATAAATTTTACATAGTCATCAGATAGGGAGTTGTAGCTTTTTTCGTTCAAATCCTTTTTGTAGTCGGCAATTAGTCTATCAATCCAATTATTTTTATTCGTACTACTCACCGCATACGGCGGATTCCCAATCACGCACATCACCGGCGTATCCCGCTTTACGTGATTTGCATCATTAGCCTCAGCACTTAGCCAGCTGGCAAAGAGCGTTCCTGTGTCCTGGTGGTGTTCCTCCAGGCTATTGGTCAGGTACACGCGCAGGCGTTGGTTGCTGGTTGGCTTGTAACCGGTTTCTGTTAGAAGCAGGTCCAGCTTCAGGTGGGCCATGGCATAGCTGGCCATCAGCAGCTCAAAGCCATTGAGGCGGGGGATCAGGTGCCGCTCCACATAGTGGCTCCAGATACCCTCCTGTCCAGCAAATCGCTTATGGATATGCTTCACCACTTCGGCCAGGAAGGTACCCGTGCCGGTAGCGGGGTCCAGGATCTGCACCCGGTGTACTTCCTGTTCCACCTGTTTGTATCCGGTAGCCGAGCGGCGGTCTTCCGTTTGGGTATTAACTTTGATCCGGGTCGTACTGGTATCGGCCAGCCCCTCTTGTAGGTCAAATTCCGTCTTCAGAATATCATCCACCGCCCGGACGATAAAGTCCACCACGGGCTGCGGGGTGTACCATACCCCGCGGGATTTCCGCAGCTTGGGATCGTATTCGCTCAGGAAGGTTTCGTAGAAGTGGATGATCGGGTCCTCCATTTTCGTAGACTTCCCGTAGTTCTTCAGGATCTCTTCCACGTTGCAGGCCAGGAATATATCTGCCAGGCTATCCACGATCCACTTGATCCGGTCGTCGATATCCGGCCCGGCGATATAGCCAAAGAGTTTCCGGAGAAAGGGGTTCGATTTGGGGATCAGCTCTGCCGCCTCCTGTCGGCTAAAGGTTCCCAGCGTAGGATCATGTAGCCGGGCGGCAAACATCCCGTAGGCGATCGTTTGCGCATACACATCCGCAAAGCCCTTCGGCGTGATGTCATGGATCAGGATTTGCTTAAAGGCCTTCATCTGGTCTTTCAGCGTACTGTCTTCCTGATTTTCCTCGTCAGAGGTCAGCGCATTGCCGATGATATCGGAGAGCAGCCGGGCTTTCCCTGCCATCATTTCCGCCAGCTTTTTGCTGCTTTTGATCGTCTGCCCCACGTGGCTGCTAAAGTCCCGGATCAGGTTCTCAAAGGCCGCAAAGTTTTCCGGCAGCGGTCGAATTCCCTTATCCGTGAGTTCCCCGATGGCTATTTTTGTGGTAAACTCCCCCTCCCGGTACAGGTGGAAATTTATATAATCGGTAAAGATCAGGTTATTCAGCGAGGCCTTATAGCGGTCAAACTGCTCCTTGTTCCCCGTCTTCTTCACGCCGTCCAGGTCCTTGTCCCCGATGTCTTTGGCTTCGATAAATCCCACCGGTATATCCTTTTTAGTTAGAATATAGTCCGGCGCTCCGCAGTCCCGTCGTTTGGGTTCATTGGTTGCGCTGATGGCTGGAGAGAGGCTTTCCAGGAGCTGCTGCAGGTCTCCGCGAAAAGTATGCTCCGTAGCGTTGCCCAGGCGGTAGCGTTTGTCGAGGTTTCGAATATAATCTGTAATACTCATTGGATATGGTAGGACTCTTTGAAAAAAATGTACCGGACGTGATTAATTATCGTTGTCTTTTTTGTCTATACCACCATCTCGCTTTGAGATGGATTCTGTTTGTGAGATTGGTAGGGAGTTGTAAAGATTTTGAATTCGCTTAGGCTGTGTAATCATCCTATCTGCGATAAAATTGACGAGTTCAAACAGATTGACGGCAATTTCTCTGTTATCCTTGATATCCATCTTACCCGGATGGACTGCGTTATTACCTACTACTCTAACAAAATCCAGCGATTGTTGAATTTCTTTCGGTAGACCTTTTTTGACTAAATTTGAAATATCGGCGTTAATGTTTCCTTTTTCACCAAGATGGATGCATATTTTTTGAATAACCAATCTTAGTAATGCTGCGCTTCCTCTAGGAGACTGATTCAAAATAGAGCGAGCCTCTAGATAATCATCTCTTATTTCTTCTGGTAGGTCTTTGTTCGGTAAAGGTGCATTACTTACAGCTGGGTAAACCATATTTTTATCGTACCATATAGATAGCTTGTCACAGTGGGTGCAAAAAGCAAATTGGATTATTGGCAATTCAAAAATCCCACGTTCTTCATAGTGAGCGGTAAACCACAATTGATGGGCGTATGCACCACAATGAGGGCAATGAAATGCCTTCCCTTTAAATTTTGGATGAATATACTCACTCATTAATGCTGATCTTTAATTGACTAACAGATGTTGGTATTTTGACACAACTATAAAAAAACTGGAGTTTTATTTACTCCAATCGTACTCCTAAACCCTGTCTCTCCTGGCCACACCCCTCCGCAGCATAATACCATACTGCTACTATTCAGCAGCTACACTGCCACACTACTGCGGTTGATCCGGGCCGGGAGGGACGCCGCTGCCTTCGACGGAGCTCAGGCACCGGGGACAGCGCTCCTTTGACGGCTCTTTCCTGTACCTATTGGATCTTAATTTACACGAAATTTTTGTAACTCTGTAACTAATAAAGAAATTCCATGTAAATACCCCTCAAAATCAGCCGGTTCATTTGGTTACGAACACCTGTATTTTTTCGTAGCAAGCGCCGGCCGGTTACAAAAAATTTTGTAACCTGTCCCCTCCCCTTTTTGGGTTACAAATTTCTGTAACCCCGGACACAATCTTCCGATGCCAGCTGGTAACTTTTTAGAAAATTGATTTTCAGGTAATTACTGAACAAAAAACACAAAGTTACAGAGTTACACGATTCTTGGGAATGAATCGAATTAGGTTACAGAACGTTCAGCGGAAAAAGTAACTTCTCGCATTTAGCGATGATATTGCGATAGTTGTGCGAATTCATTAACTTGAAGAAAAAAACGACATGGATATTCAGCTTACCGTACACAAAGACCTGCTCCGGGAGTATTTCCGGCACCTCTTCCCCCTGGATCATCAAGGCCGCTACCGGATCGACCGCAGCTCCGATCTGGGCAAAGTTATCTGCAGCTTTGTGCGCTACACCGAAACCAAGCCCGCGCCGGATCCCCAGGCGCTGCGGCTGCTGCTGCCCAAAACCGACAGCCTGAAAAATGCGCCCAACTACCACCTGTACTTTTCCCGGGAAGACCTGCTCCGGATCAATGACCTGCTGGAGGTATTCTTTCATATCGACTTCGACCGGTTTTACCTGAAGGGCCGGAAACTGGGCATGATGCAGAAAGACATCATCGAGTCCTTCATTGTGAGCCGGAAGCTGACCAACTTACTGCAAGACAACGAGACCCTGAAGAAACGGGAATACCGGGAAGGGCTGCGCCTGCTACAGCTGCGCTGCAATAGCCTGACCAAAAAGGCCTATTACCGGCACGAGAAAATCGAATCGGGCATGCAAACAATTTTGGTGAATTGACCGAAAAACTTTTTCGTGAATTCAGGGAAATGAGGGAAAAAATTACGAACCGCGAATGATCCGCTCCATCAATCATATCTGCCGCGTACGTTATGCGTTCATCTCCGAGGTGACGCGCCTGGTGTACAGCCCATCCGGTGGGGTGGCGGTATCGGCGGCCTGGCAGGAGCTGCTTCTAAGCAAGCCGCCCAGCCTGACCATTGCCGAGGAGTACGGCAAAGCCGGGCGGAGCTTTACTTCCTCCTTTCGCGCCTGGCTCCGGGAGCGGCGCCTGGTGCAGGATCCGGTGATCGTGCGCCTGGATTTCAATGACGGGCAGCCGCCCATCCTGATCGGTTCGGTGGATCATCCCGTACGCTTCACCGAAGACCACAGCCTCATGCAAAAGAACCTGCAGTTTACCCACCGGTTCTGGGCCTATCCCTTCCGGATCGTGGATCTGGCAGGTACGGGCGTCTTTTCTCCACCCTTTACACCACAATTTACCTAGCCATGTCGGGATTCAGTGACAGCCAGCTATTAGCCAAATCGAATGCGATCCGGAACCAGGTCGATGAGGACAGCATCACGCCGGAGATGATCTCCCAGATGTTTAACGACATCATCCTATCGAAGTACAATACCGATACCCCGCTTCCCAAAGGGGATAAAGGCGATCAAGGTGATCCCGGCCCATCGGCCTACCAGGCATGGCTGGACCTGGGCAATAGCGGTACGGAAAAGGATTTTATCGATAGCCTCAAAGGCGATACCGGCGATCCCGGGCCACAAGGTATCCAGGGCGAAACGGGTCCGCAGGGCATTCAGGGAGAGACCGGGCCGGCTGGGCCGCAAGGCATCCAGGGCGAAACCGGGCCTGCCGGTCCGCAAGGGGAAACCGGACCGCAAGGCCCGGCCGGTGCGGATGGCTCGCCGGATACCCCGGCGGAGATCGTTACCAAGCTTAGCTCCATCACGGAAGAGGCGGAAAAGCTACCCAATACGGCCATTCAGGGGGCGGGTTTTAACAATAATCAGCTGGGGATTGATGCCCAGACCGGGGCCTTGTACGTCCGGACGGACCAGGAACCCACGGAGAACTCGGCTAAATTTATCAGCAGCGGGGATCTCTATGCCTACGAGCAGGCCAATCCCCGGGGCGGGGCATTGACCCCTGGCTTCCTTACCACGCTGGCCGTGACGGCGGATACCTTTAATGGCAGCATCCGCCGGATCGTTGGCCGAAACGGGGCTATCTATGCCTGCAATTCCAATGTGGGCAATAACCGCCTGCACGTCAGCCTGGACGGGCGGGTTTTTTTCCTGGGGGGCGATACCAGCTCTCTGAGCTACTATGCCATGGACGTGGCGCCTCATGGAACGATCATTCTGGGAGGCCGCGGCGGCGGTCCGGATAATGTCCGGCGCTCCACCAATGGGGGCGGCAGCTTCGATACGATTACGCTTCCGGCCACCATCGAGATCACCGGTATTGTCTACATCGGAGCGGGTCGCTGGGCCTTGTGCGCACGTACCGGCGACGGCTCGGGCAACGTCGCCGCCTGGTCGGAAAACGACGGGGTGACCTGGACCATGGCCACCACAGACGGGACCAACGCCATGGAGGACATTGCAGCGGGTGACGGGATGGTCTTTATGGTGTCAAACAACGGTACGAATCGGTGCCAGGTTAGTACGGACGGTGGGGAGACCTATACGGCGGTGGCCGTTTCTCCTCTCGGTTTTTTTACCCGCTGCTGTTTTTTCAATGGGCATATTGTCCTGATGCGGGCGGGTACCGGTGCCGTAGGCTACCTGGTGGTTTCCGAGGACGGGGGTACTACCTGGAGCGAACGACTAGTTCCGGACGACAGTGCAATCACTGTGTCCGGCATGGCGCCCATCGGCGAATGGTTGTACTTGTTTGGGGCCAATGGCTACCTAATCCGCACAAAAGACCTCACCACGAAAGAAATCCTTCCTGCACCTACGGCCAATACCATTGTGGCCATGGGCTGGACGCATATCGATGGCAAAGCCGTGATCATGGCCGCCTGCGAAAACGGCACCAACGACCGAATCCTGAGCAATAACGTGTAACCATGGACGAGTACTACGTCAATCCCTCATCCGGTAACGATACCTTTACAGGCTCGAAGGAGCAGCCCTTTGCTACCATAGCAAAGGCCATCCTGGAAGCCAGTCCGGGGGATACGATCTATTTGGCGCGGGGCTATACCTACAGTGCGCTGCACATCACGGGAAAAGACGGCACCGCCGGCAGCCCCTACACCTGGGCGGCCTACGGCATCGGTACGGATCCGATCATCTCGGCCTTTGCGGATCCGGCCGGCTCCTGGATAGACGAGGGAGGAAATATCTGGTCGTATCAAAACGGCTTGTTTGACCAGGTGAATGTACTGGCCGTAGCCCAGAGCAATCAACCGGTCGGCCGATGGCCCAAACCGCAGGTAGCGGAATATTATCCCATCGACGCCGTCTCAGGAAATGCCTCCATCACGGACAATACCCACCTGGCAGCCGCGCCGAACTTTGTGGGCGGCGAGCTGGTCAGCAAGAAACGCAAGTGGACGATAGACCGGGCCACCATCACCGGGCAGACCAGCTCCACGATCAGCGTGGCCGGATTTGATACGAACTACGTAGCCGGCAACGGCTATTTTGTGCAGAACCACATCAACTGCCTAACCGAACAAGGCGACTGGTGCTACGAAGCCGGTACCGATACGGTGTACTTCTACAGTACCACGGATCCAAATAGCCTGGACATCTCCATCAGCCTGGACGAGCATGCCCTGCACCTGGAAAATTCGGATTACCATGCCTTTCATAACCTGATCTTTGAGGGCGGATCGAGCCACAATATCTTCCTGGAGTTTTCGCACAATGTGAGCTTCACCGGTTGCGTTTCCCGCCTGGCGGGCATCGACGGCCTGAAGACCTTCGTCTCCGAAAATGCGACCTGGCTCGATGGCTACATGTACGATGTGAACAATCACGGGGTCAATAACCGGGATGCCAGCGAGGGCCTGACGGTGATCGGCAGCAGCTTTGTGCGGATAGCCAGCATTCCAGGTATGGGTCAGAGCGGATCCGGTCAGCAAAATGGCGTGCATATCAACAATACCGAACACAATGCGCTGATCGAGGGCAACTTCTTTTTCCAGATCGGAAATAACGGGGTATCGTACCGGGGCAACAACTGCTACGTAGCCCGCAACTATGCCGAGAAATGCGGCTGGACGGTCAGCGATGCGGCGGCTTTTTACTCCTTTGGTAACTTTGCCAATCCCGATACCAACGTGATCTGTGAGTACAACATCGCGTACGACTGCCGGGGCAATATCGATGGCATTGGCGGTACGCCCAAGTACGATACCTGTGGGTTTTATACGGACGATAACTGCAAGGATAACGTTACCCGGTACAACATCGCCCGGAAATGCGGGTATGGCTACTACATCCACAATAATGACGGCGTGGTGTACCGACACAACATTGCCGAGGACTGCGACGTGCTATTCCGCTTTGCGGACGATACCACCCAGGGCGTCAGCACCACCCGGCGGATTCGGAACGTAGACGTGCAGTTCAATACCCTGAAAGCACTGCCCGGGCAGAAAGTGTACGAGGCGCGGGTGCTCGGCGTATTTGCGGGAGACGGGCCCTTTGACTTTGGCACCATCGATAATAACCAAATCGACGCCGCCGATGGAAGCCCCATCCAGGTACACCTGACAAACAACTTTGACAACATGATCAACCTGGCCGCCTGGCGCACGGATTACGGCTTTGATCTGAACAGTATTACCGACCCCTACGATGCATCCGGGACGGTATTTTTTGTGAACGATACCGCCGTTCCCAAAGCTTTTTCCCTGGATGGCGTCTACGAAGACTGGGACCAGGTGGAGAACGCCACCGGTGAAGTCATCCTCGATCCCAACGAATCGGTGCTACTATTCCGGGTAGGCGACTTCCCGGGGCCCGGCTATCCGGTAGGCTACCTTCCCGGGGTGCGCTTTGTAGAATCGGCTTCCTAGCCCGTTTCGGGCTTTTTCTCTGATCCTCTTTCACCCTGAGCCCGTCGAAGGGTGTCGAAGCGTTCACGCTGAGCTTGTCGAAGCGTGTCCTTTTCCCCTTGCGGGGCTCCTGGTATACTTGTATCAAAGTAATTCCACTATGACACGTCTCGCAGGTAACTGGCAGTTTCTTCTGATTTCTGCGCTTTTGAAAGGTAAATTTTTTATCCGGCCTGACATTGCCATGGCGATGGGGCCGCAGGTGAATCGTTTGCTTTCCCGGGAGGGCATGGAAGCGGCGGAAGATCAGGAACGCTCCATTGAAATTATTTGCGTCAACGAGTCAGGTAAGGAGACAAAGTTTTTTGACGGAGAAGATCCAAACGACAACCTTTCCAGGCTCTACGATGAAGCTCCGGAGGGATCAATTGCCAAAATACCCGTAAAGGGATCGATGCTAAAATACGGGACGGCATGTGACTACGGAACCATGGAGCTGGCTTCCTTTATCCTGGAAGCGGGCGCCCACAAAAATATATCCGGCATTGTGCTGGACTTTGACAGTGGTGGCGGTGCGGTGGATGCGGTACCGCCGCTTTCCCAGGCGATCCGAATGGTGAAGCAGATAGGCAAGCCCATCGTTTCTTCGGTGGACCTTGCCTGTTCGGCTGCTTACTGGAATGCTTCAGAAACGGGGTACATCGTAGCCGACAATTCGGTGAGTGCGGAAGTAGGGTCCATCGGGGTGATGATGAGCTTTATGGATGTACGGGGATACTATGAGAAAGAAGGGGTGACCTTTCACTCCATCTACTCCAACGAGTCCGGGGATAAAAACCTGGCTTTCGAAAAGGCCCTGAATGGCGAATACGATCAAATCAAAGAGGAGCAACTGGATCCCCTGGCGCGTCAGTTTCAAAAAACGGTCCGGGAAAACCGCGGTAGCAGGCTAAATACTTCGGTAAATGGCATCCTTACCGGGAAAACCTTTTTTGCAGAGGAAGCCCTTTCGATCGGTCTTATAGACCGGATAGGCACCTCTACCACGGCGGTGGAAATCGCCCTAGCGAAGTCTCACGCAAATAAATTCATATAAACTTTTATCCGATGTTCAAAAAAATGCAAGCCATTGTACTCGGCCTTCTCGGACTCAAGGAGTTCTCCAAGGACGAGTCCGGCCAGCTCACGCTATCCGATGAGGAAAGCAGCAGGCTAGCCGATGTGCTCGGTCAACCGTTCGTTGACAAGTTCAAGGAGGCCATGAAGGAAGCCAGCACCGATCCGCAGCCGCTGATCGACGCGATCACTTCCCACAATGCCTCGCAGAACCAGGAGCAGCTAAGACAGCTGCAGGCCCAGCTGGACCAGGCTACCAGGGATAAGGAAACGCTGCAGGCGAGCATCGCCCAGCTGAGTTCCTCCCCCGAGCCTGAGCCCACCCCTGCAGTCGTAGGAATGCCCCGCAAAGAGGGCGTAAAATCGATTCTGAAAGTAGATGCCGCGAAACCGCACTACAAGGCGCTGACCGCATTCATGCAGCGAGGCTACATGGCGGCTGGGGCTACCATCGACGTAGCCGATCTGCTGCAGGAGTTTGGTACCTACCTGAGCCAGGGGGCGAATAACTTCGCCATGCTGGACACCATCTTTCAGGGATTCAGCTCTGCGAGCTACTTTACCGAAGCCCCGGCGGTGACGGAAAGAAGGGCTCTGCAGGCACTGATCACCTCCGTGTCACAGCAGTACGTGAATAAGTGGACGCCCAGCGGCAAGAGCCAGTTCCGGCCCCTGAAGATTCAGAACAGGCGGCACAAGATCAACTTTCCTATCATCCCATCGGAGGTGCTTACCTCTTACATCTTTGATATGTACCGGGAGAACCTGGCCATCGATCAGATGCCGATCTTCTTCTATATCTGGCAGCGACTCATGTATCCCCAGCTGATGCAGGACATCGAGCTGCGCATGATCTGGAAAGGGAAGTATGAGGAACTCGACTGGTCTGCAGTGAACGCTGGGGATGCCGGTCAGGCTCCGGAGAAGTCCATGGACGGCCTGGAGACCATCATCGCCACCAACCGCACCGGAGGCAATCCGGCCAATATCCGGTTCTTTGACGGAGAGGGCTTTGACTACAAGACCGCCACGGACCAGGAGGTATTGGACTTTTTTGCCAATTTCTTCAAGTGGATGGCACCCGTATTCCGCACCATGCCGATGAATGTGGGCTGCTCTTACGAGCTACGCATGCGCTACCGGGAGGCCTACAAAAACAAGTGGGGCACCGGCTCCGGTACCGAAAACCACGAGTTTGGCAGCAACCGGATCGACTACAGTCGGCACGTGCTGACCGAGATGGACGGTATGTACGGATCCCCGATTCTGTTCGCCACGCCTAAGTCCAATATGGTGAAGCTGCGTCACATCAATGCTGCGCCTAACGTGATCAACGATGTGCAGAAGCAGGACTACGAAGCCCGGATCTTCGGGGAGTACTGGCTGGGCGCCGGCTTTGACTACGGAGAGGCCGTGTTTGCCTTCTGTCCGGCGAACTACGATCCGCACGCGCTCATCACCAGCGTCTACGGTGCGCATGACACGTACCAGCAGTTTAAGGGCACAGACCTCACCAAGTCCGTGACCGATTTTGGAAGCGGTAGCGCCGGTGGCGGTATCTAAAAAAAGGAGGTAAATCATGACGTACGTAAAAGTATCCGTTCCAAAAATCAGGGTAGGGGCCGGAGCGCCCAAGCCCAAAGAGCCCAATGTCTTGATCATGCTGGCCGAAGACGTGCAGACCATGCCGACCAGAGACGGCGTGGTGTCCACCTCGGCCATCGTCCTGAAGGAAGGAAAGAAAGCCATGGCGGTGTATTTCAATCCCAAATCCATCAATCGCTTTGACGCCTCCGAAGGAGAGACCAGTGAGGAGATGGGCGGCTGGCTGAGTAATTTCGAAGCGCTGCGGCCTGGGGATGACGAGCACTTTGCCGCCTGGCTGCAGGAGCACCTGAACGAGGGCGTGATCATCCTCAGTAAGGAATGCGGGGATGCCAAAGGCACCCGCCTGCAGGGAACCCCTTGTAACCCGCTCTTCATGAGCGTGGAAGCACAGGACAACCAGGAAGGGATCAGCAGCACCCTGACCTTTGTCAGCGGGCAGCGGTCCTTCAATAAGATGACCCACTACAGGCACGACGATCCGCCTGTATACGATCCGCCAGTCGAAGGCAGCGGATCTGCCGGATCAGGTATCTAACACGAATCCATGTTCAACCCGCCCTCCGGCCCGGATTTCCGGACGGAGGGCTTTTCATTTAACCTTCTTATGAAAAAAGAAACCAAAACCCAGGAATCCGGGACAGCGCTCCCGAAAGACGAAACTTCCACGAAAAAAAAATCCAGCAAGGCGGCAGCTGCAGAAAGTGCCGAAACTGCCGATGCGGCCGCCAAACCGAAAGAACCGGAACCGGATGAATCGGACGAAGCGCAGGACAAGGCCGATCCCATCTGCATCGTGATCCCCTACCTGGCGGCCAAAGCCAAGGGGGACGAACTGCGGTATGCCCTGCGGGCCTGGGAAAAGGGCATGCGTTCGGTCCGCATTGTCATCGTGGGCGACAAGCCCGCCTGGGCAGGCAAAGCTCTGGAGCACATCCCCCACAAGCCGGTGAGCACCAATCCCCAGGTGGACGTGGCGCACAAGATGATGGCCGCCATCGCTTCGGATCGGGTGCCGGATGTATTTGTCTGGACCAATGACGATATCTACACCCTTTGCCCGGTGGAGCTGGCCGATATCATCACGCTAAAGAGTCACGGCCGGCTGGCCAATCGCGGCAAAGCAAACGGCGTCTACCAGGAGAACGCGAAGCGCACACTGGAAGCCCTACGAAAGAACGGGGTAAGGGATCCCTACGACTATGCGACCCACACGCCCGTATTTGTAGAAAAGGAAGGCCTGGCGGAGATCATCAAGGCCTATGGCTGCGACAAAGAAGGGCACCTGGTATACACGCTCTATGCCAACAGCTACTTCCCCGATCACCGGCCCACCATCACGCAAAACGACGGCCGGGGCTCCATCATCGCTTCCGTCTACCGGCCCAATCCGGATACCCGTATCCTGGACAAGGTGCTGGCCACGCGCAAGTGGATCAATAATAACGATGCCGGATGGAAAGCCCTGGAGCCAAAGCTGCAGGCACTCTTTCCGGACAAGTGTAGCTTTGAGAAGTAAGCGGAATGGATAAAGTCACGGTATACACCTGGCTAAAGGCCGGGGCTACTCTGGATGAGGGGCTCCGGCTTTTTGCACAGGAGAGCGGAGAGGATCATCCCTTTGTCGGCCTGGCGCACTATAATCACCAGGTAGCCTATCCCATCCTGATCCGGGAGCTGGCCGCCAGGGCAGGGATCAGCCTGGGGGAAGTGCATCGGATCCGGGCCGGCCAAAAGACCGGAAGCTTTCGGGAAAACTGGCCCTTTCTCACCGATCCTGCCTGCCCTCCCGAACTGAAAGTACTGGCTGCCGACAAGATCACCGCCTACTGGAGCTACGTGCGGGCGCACGAGCAGCTCTTTGACTGCACCAGCCGGGAGGAGCAGTGGGCCACGGTCAAGATGCTGATGGAAAACTATAAAGAAAACCGGGCCATCATCGCCGAATTTGTCCACTACCGGGAGCACGGGCACGTGCTGGGAAAGCATCCCATCTTTGCCGAAATGAAGGAACTGGCCAAGCTCCGTAAGCTCAGTCCCATCGACCTGGTCAAAATGGAGGGACGCCTGGAGCACACCATCTGGCGCATCGAGCACGAGCTGCGCAAAAACAAGAAGCCCCACCTGCAGGCCGACCGGGAGCGGCGGCTGCGTATCAAAAGGCGGCAGCTGAAGGAAGTGCAGCGGCTAATCGGGGAGATGCAATGAAGCTCTTTGACCTGAAGGAAATCGCCCCCCGGCAGGAGTCGGTCGGAAAGGAAGACAAAGCCGAAATCCACCGGGCCAGATTCGAAAACAAGCACCTGGCCAAAATCGCCTCTTTGAAAAACCTGATGGGAAAGCTTCCCGAACCAGGCGAAGCGTTCTTTCTCTACACCCTAAAGAGTTTTAATGCCTTTACCTTTATCACCTATATCATCAAGCACTGCGGCGAAATCGAGGAGCTGACCTTCAGTACCTACTCCATCAACGAGCGGATCCTGTCCAGTTTGCTCCGCTGGTACGACAAGGGAAGCATTCGAAAGATCCGCATGTCCATCTCCGAATCCGTCAGGCACCGCATGCCAAAGGTCTACGACCTGATCGAGCTGCAGCGCAGGGATCGGGCCTTCGAGGTCTTCTACTGCTGGAATCACAGCAAGGTAACCCTGATCCGCAGCCAGGGCAATTACTTCGTGATCGAGGGCAGCGGTAACTTTTCGGAAAATGCCCTGCACGAACAGTACCTGTTTCTCAACGACCGGGAGGTGTACGCCTTCCGGGAAAACTGCCTGATGGGTCTGGAAATCTAACTAGCAGACCGGGCAATAACGCAGAAAAACGAAAAAGCTATTTTTTTTATTTATGGGAATCTAAAAATATTTTTATACATAAAAAAGTGTTAAATAAATACTAAAAAATGTTGTTTACAACTAAAATAATGCTGAATTTTGGAAAAACCAAAACACACAGCCTGCGGCTGAAAACTAGGCTTAACCAGAGGTTTCCGAGTACCTACACCACTGCTGCAGGCTGGGGTATCGGAGCCTTGCATTGTACTATTTTTGCCATGACAAAAAAAAGTCGAAAAAAGAAGCTCCTGGAATTGGGCCGGGAGCTGGAATTATTTTACCACTTTGAGCGGAGCTTTGTTCCGTATTTGCTGATTCTTGGGAAGCTATGCGCCCTCCGGAATCTATTGCCACTCTTGCAGGATCACGTCAGTGAAAAAGAAATCGAGCAGGTATTGCTGCTGATGGAGGTACTCCGGAAATGTTCGGAGTTGATGGAAAACAGAACCAATTAATCCGATGTCCTTCCCCAGCCAGGGAAGGACATTTATTTTTGGGTATGAACCTGATATTTCCACTGGACGAAGAGCGCATTTCGGAGCTGGAAAGCCTGGCGGCGCTGGGCTACAGCCCGGAGGAGATGGCCGTCTATTTTGACGTGGACAAGTTCTTTTTTGTCCAGGCTGCGCTGGATGTAGAAAGTAAGGTCCACTACCACATCAAGCGGGGCCAGCTCATGTCGGTGGCCAAAGAACAAATGGCCCTGCTGGGAGATGCGGAAAAGGGGAATGTCACCGCCTCCCAGCAACTGGGAAAAATCCGGCGCTCCCGGGGCTGGGAACTCTCCCGCCTGGATATCTTTGGCGGAGCCATCGACAAAAAGCTGCTGCGCAAGCTGGAAGATTACATACAGGGCGGCAGCATCAACGAGCTAAGCACCGAAGAAGCCATCTACCTGGATGCCCTCAGCCTATTTAACTCCATGAGCCGGAAGTACGGCCGGCGGAATACTATCAAATTTTTTACACGCGAACCCTGGAACCTGACCTACCGCCGGGCATCAGAAATGTACGACGAGGCCGTGACGCTGTTCTATACCGATCGGAATATCGAAAAGAAAGCCCTGCGCAACCTGTACGCCGACCAGCTGGACGAAGCGGCGCTTATCGTCCGGGACAATGCGGAGTCATCCAAGGATTGGGAAGTGTACGGCAACCTGATCGATAAAGCCGCACGCATGCGGGAGCTGGACAAGGCCGATCCGGAAAAGCTGGACAAGGAAATCTACCTCAAGCCCCTGCGCTACTACTCTTTGGATCCTGCCAGCGTAGGACTGCCCACTATCAACCGGCAGGAGCTGGCCAATCAGATTGAAGCATTGGAGATCCCCGAGCGGGAAAAGGCCAGGCTGAAGCAGGAAGCCAGCCTGGAAAACATCAAACTGGAAGATCGATTCAATGAGCTGGAGAAAGAAGCCAAAGGAGAATAGCCCGGGCCTGGATCGGGTCTTTGCCAACTGGCTCTCCCAGGTCTGCATGATGATCCTGCCCAAGTCGCTGTACATGGTGGCCGGCCGGGGATCGGCCAAGACTACCGACATCCAGGTGGAACGCCTGCTCGAAATGGTCTATGACCTGCCCGGGGCACCGGTGGCCTGGGTGGCCGATACGTATAGCAACCTGCAGAAGAACGTGCTTCGGACGGTCAAAGAAGGCCTGACGGCGAAAGGCATGGTCGAGGGCGTGCATTACGTTATCGGCAAGCGGCCGCCGGAGATCCCGCAGAAGGAACGGCCCGACCTGCCGCCGGAGCTAAAGGAACACTTCTGGATGCCCTACAATGAGATCGGTTCCTACCGCCATACCATCGTATTCTTCACCGGCTTCAACATCACGTTTGGCAGCCTGGACCGGCCCGCCTCCCTGGCAGGCGGTAACTACGTGCACGTATTCGGGGATGAGGTCAAGTACTTCCGCAAAGAACGGATCCTGAACCTGCAGAAAGCCGTCCGGGGCATGCGCGTGAAGTACGGGCATTCGGTCTTTTACCGGGGCCATACCTTCACCACCGATATGCCCAACGTGGACCAGGTGGGGGAATACGATTGGGTGCTCGAGCGCGGAAACCGGATGAACACCCCCGCGCTGCTGCGGGTGCTGCGGACAGCCTTTGTGGTAAACGAAGCCCTGGGCGAATACTACGCCGCCTGTGAGGAAGGTACTACCGAGGAGATCATCGCAAAGAAGCGCACCTGGCAGCGCTGGGTGGAACGCTGGACCGCTACCCGCCTGGCGAAGGAAGCACACAGTATGTTTTACATCGCCAGTTCCTACGTGAACGTGGATATCCTGACCCCCGACTGGTTTGAGGATGCCTTCAACGATGACTTTATCGATGCCAAGACGACCGTACTTTCATTAAAGCCTTCCCCGGAGACGGGGGAGCTCTTCTATGCCAACCTGGGCGAGCGGCACTTTTACCAGGACGGCACCAGTCCCGATTGGGAAATGCGCTTTGGCCTGCAGGACGAGGAAGACTGCCGGATCCTGAAATACCATGACCGCAGCAAAGCCATCGATATGGGCCTGGACTTTGGCAACATGCACTCCATGACCCTGGCGCAGGAGATCGGCAAGCACTACCGGGTAAGCAAATTTATTTACACACTGTCTCCGGAATGGATCCGGGAGCTGGCCGATAAGTTTCTGGCCTTCTACAAGCCCCACAGGGAAAAAGTCGTGCACCTGTATTACGACCGGGCGGCCAACAATTACAAAAAAGCCGGTCAGGACCTGGCCACCCAACTAAAGAAAGCCCTGGAAGTGGATGGGGATGGTAACCGTACCGGCTGGAAAGTAATTCTGATGAGCGAAGGCCAGGGAAATATCGGGCAAAATGAGGAGTACAACTTTATGCAGGAACTCTTCCAGGAGCACAACCGCAAGCTGCCGCGGGTGCTGATCGATTACTTCCACTGCAAGCCCCTGCGCTGCTCCCTGCAGCTGGCCAAAACCAAAAAGCGTACGGATAGAGGCCGAAACATCGTCTCCAAAGACAAATCCGGCGAAAAGCTGCCCATCCACCGGCTGCCCCTGGAAAGCACCAATCCCTCCGACAGCTTCAAATACCTGATGATGCGCAAGACCTGGCGGCGGCATGTTCGGGGTGCCCGGAAGCCGGAAGTGGGGGATGCGAGTGTGCGGGGGTGAGACACTATTGTATATTGCAACCAAAGATTTTTGGTTATGTAAATTGGGATGAAATTGATTTTGTTTTAATTTTATTAGAAATTTTCTGCGGATGCGGATATTTTGAATTTATGAATACTCGAATAGTTTTCGTTTTTACCAAATTTTAATTCTACAGTTCCGCTGAATCTGCAAGCATGACCATTAGCAAAATCCAAATAGGGAATAGCGCCGACTGTTCGGTAATCAGGTAGAAATACAGCTTTTCCAACTTCAACTCCATTATTCATTATTTTACCTTCCCATTTATAAGTCTCTTGTATAAAAAAACCACCAGTGTCAGTGTATTTATACCTATGTAGTCCTCCAGTAGATTTTATACCAGCTATATCTATTTGATCATCTCCAACAAAGAATGATAATCCTTTAACATAAAATTTTAATGCAAAAGAATTAGCTTGTGATTTATTAAATTTTGTTTCATTTTCCCAAATGCCTAAATTTACATTGTATTTGGTTGAGCTCACGGAATAGGCTCTATATGTGTTAGTTCCACATTTTGAGAATATTTCCTTTTTTAAACTATTTTCAGTTGGAAAAATATTAATAGTTCCATTGGTATGGTATCCAAGATCGATGGGAGCAGAAGAAATGCTGGATTTTTTACTTGAAATATACTTTGTCATCAAAGAATTAGAATTGATATTCGAATTTTCTAAATCTTCGTAATCTACTGGATAAAATGAAAGTACTCTATTGTTGGTGTTGTTTCGTTTAATTATTCCTGTTTGGTATTTTCCATTATTTGAAAATGTACCAACACTGTAATGAATTGATGCGTCAAAAGAAATTACATCTACAATTTCCCCGTCATGGTTTATTTTTTTATGATATAAAGGAGTTTCGCGAAAAGAATTACCCTCGTACCAGCCAACAAAGCTTTTACCATTTTTTCTATAGATTTTAGCATCAATCGCTCCAAACCACATTCCTTCATATTTTTCTGGCAAAGTTCCTAAATCTCCATCAACCCTATATTGACTAGAGCAAGTATTTGAAAGTAAGAATGGAGATAGTAAACATAAGATTACTAAAACGCCTAAGTTTGATATCAAATCTTTTTCTTTTCTTTTATTTATCATAAATAATTTTTTATTAAAATTTTGTAATATTCAAAACGGATACCTTTTTCAAGGTATTTAATTTTAATCTAGTATCCAAGGAAAAAGCGGTATTAAATTGGTTTATACCTAGTTATACCCTAGCTACCTAATAATCAAATCGTTAAATCTGAAGCGGATAAATGTTACAACTGAAGTGGTGACCCAATGCTATTAAGTTAAGAAAAAATGGCCTCAGGAGACAAAATAAGCCGATTTTCCTTGTGAAAACCGGCCTACTTTAGGTAAATTATGTTGTCCTAAACATATAGCTATGAAGGTACAAAATACCAACCAAAACACGAAGTATATATCTTGGGATTGTCCGAAAAAAAATATTTAAAAAAATACAATCATTTGAAAATCAGGACATTTACTGTTCTGACCCTGCACATTTTTCCAGGTCTTCCCCGCTCGACTTTCAAACCGTAGTACTTTCGGTGCTCCAACTTTTCAAAGAATCCGCCGATTCTGATACTGAAGATGTCCTTTCCAAGCTGGGGAAACGAGAAGTCACCGGAAGTGCTTTCTCACAGGCGCGCTATAAAATTGAATGGCAATTTTTCTCTGATCTCTGTGCTATCAGCTCGGAAGATTATGACAGGTTCACTACTGCCAGATGAAAGGGGTACAGGGTTTTTGGTGGTGATGGAAGTACCCTAAATCTACCAGCATCCAAACAGATAAGGGGATATTTTGGAGTTCAATCCAGTAGTTCAAAGACTTCACTAGCCAGGATACTTCTTGTCTATGACGTACTTACCGGCCTTACGCTACAGGCAAGACTCGGAAGAATGAGTACCGGCGAATCCGGCTTACTCGGTGACTGCCTGTTTGAAATTCCACCCAGGCCGGATGACCTTCTGGTGCTGGACAGGAATTTTGGAAACTTCCACATGGCACACAGAATGACCTGTGAAGGAAGACCCTTCTGCATCCGGATGTCTACCGGAATATCCAACTTTGCAAAAGCCGTAATGGCCGATAGCAGGATGGATTTTATCACCGAATGGGTCCCTAGCAGATCGGAGAGGGAAACAGCCAAAACATCGGAAACGATACGGGTAAGGGTAACCAAAGCCGTTCTTGACTCAGGTGAAACCGAACTGCTGGTAAGCAGTCTACAGGATATGGAATCATTTAAAACTGAAGATCTTGTAGAACTTTATGGCATGAGATGGGGAGTTGAGGAAGGGATAAAAAATTTGAAGCCTAAGATTAAAGTTGAGCAGTTCGGACGTAGAAAGCCGCAGAGAATCTATCAGGAATTTTATGCCCATATCTTAGCCATGAACATGGTAGCACTTGCCGGCATAGCTGCTACTGAGCAGATTGAAAAGAAAAGTAGGTCCAGGAAAAAGAAACGGAAATTGACGTACAAATACAACTGGAAAAATGCTTTTCTACAACTCAGAAAAAGGATTGTGGAGTTGTTCAGCCGGGAAAGTGTGGAAAAAATACTGGAAACCCTGGTCAACAAGATAGCCCAAAAGCTGGTAGCGGTAAAGAAGGGAAGGAAATTTTCTAGAAAGGGTCTGGGAAAATCGGCAAGGACTAACCAATACTATAAATAGCAAAAAGCGGAAGGAAAGAGAAGAAAATACAACATATCGCACTAAAAATTGACACCTGCTTCAGGAGTAAGTAAGTCTATGCCCTAAACCTGATAAAAAGCCCGAAACCGGCAGGGAAAAATCAAAATTATTCCATTTTGAAACCAAAATAACAAACCAAAAAGCTTAACTTAATAGCATTGAGTGGTGACCGTAGGTAATGAAGACCAATTTCCCATGTTTGATCGTTGAAAATTCAAGAAAGAAGGCAAAGCATTTCTTGCATATGCGTGAAATGATTGTTTTGAATATAGCCTAGTAGATAGGAACTTTCAATTTAATTTCAACGGGTATTCGTACTGGTACGTTGGACATAGTAAAAGAAAGGATTTTTGAAAATCAAATGCTGATGAGGTTGGCAAAGCCATTTCTTCCGTACAATACATTTATTTGTTTTCAACCTTATTCAATCTCCTAAAATGAGAAGAAAGTTTTTCAATTTTCTCTGTCTTTTTTCCCCTCCCCATCCCATGCGAAATTAGTCGCATGGGTCAATTAACCGATCCGGTACTAAAGGTAAATTTTCTTTGAAAATTCAAACCCCTCCGACAGCTTCAAATACCTGATGATGCGCAAGACCTGGCGGCGCCATGTTCGGGGTGCGAGGAAGCCGGAAGTGGGTGATGCGAGTGTAAGGGGGTGACCCTTCGGCAGGCTCAGGGACCTTTGGATTGATCTTTTCGCACCCTGAGCTTGTCGAAGGGTGTCCTTTTCCCCCTCCCCATCTCGTGCGAAATTAGTCGCATGGGTCAATTAACCGTTTACGAAGCCATTTCAGCCATGCGGAAGCTGTCTGCCCAGGGGCAGGAGGTTTCCTTTTCCTTTATGTCGTATTCCGAGTCCAGGCAGGAAACCGAGGGCATCGTGGAAGTGCGCCGGGCCAGGCTACGCCCCAGAAGCAAGGATAGCGCTATCGAAAATGGGGACCTCCTGGAACCCTATACCGACCTGGATACCCTGGAGCAGCGTCGCTTTAACATCCCCACGCTGATGACCTTTAACGGCCAAAAAACCACCTTGCTATGAGCGAAACCCAATCCATTCGGAAAGTAGGCAAATCCCGCGTGGCGACGACCGATGCCGGGGCCTTTGTGATGGGGAACAATCCCTTTGCGTATTTTGACGAGTATGCCGGACTCTCCCGGACGGTAGACTGGGAAGCGGATCCCGCCCTGATCGGTGGGGTGAAGCTGGTGCCGCACGGGCTGAACAATGACTTGCCGGTGATCATCCGGGACATCATGGACAAAAACAACCTGGCACCTGGTATCCTCGAGAGGGAAATGGGCCTGCTCTATGGAGACGGCCCGCAGCTCTACCAGGTCAAGTACGAAGGCGGTAAGGTAAGCCGGGAATACGTGGAAGATGGGCCGGTGCAGGCCTGGCTGGATAGCTGGGATTACAAGCGGTACATTGATATGGCCATGGTGGAATACAAGTACATGAAGGGGGTCTACGTGAAGCGGGTCCGGAACCGGGCGCCGCGGATCGGCGGCCCCGGCATGATCAAGTATCTGGAAGTGGTACCCGGCACGGATGCCCGCCTGGAATGGCCGGAACAGGGACCGAAGCGGCTGGAATCCGTCAAGCGAATCTGGGTGGGAGACTTCCAAAACCACTGCCTGCATACCGGCATGATCGGTTACCCGGTCCACGATCCCTGGAATCCCTTTAAGCATGGGATTTCCATCGCCTATCACAACAAGTACAGCTTTGGCCGGAACTTCTACAGCGTGCCTAGCTACTACGGTTCGCTAAACTGGATCATGCGCAGCTCCGATATCCCGGAGGTGCTGAAGTACCTGAGCGAAAACGGGATCACCTCGGCCTATCACATCCATAGCCCGGCCGGCTACTGGGAAGCCAAGGAAGAGAAGATCGAAAAGATGCATCCCGGAGAGACCGAAGCCCAGCGCGACAAGCGGCTGGAAGAGCTGAAGGACAAAACCTTCCAGAAAATGGCGCAGGTACTGACCGGCAAGCGGAATGCCGGGAAGTTCATCGAGACCGTGGACTTCTACGACGAAGACGGCAACAAAAACGAATGGAAGGTGGAAGCCATCGACCAAAAGATCAAAGATTTTGTCGAAAGCCAGGTAAAGATCGGCGAAAAGGCCGATTCGGCCACCACCTCCGGCATGGGCCTGCATCCGTCCCTTTCCAATATCATCGTAAACGGGCAGCTGTCCAGCGGTTCACAAATGCTGTACGCGCTGAAGCTGTATATGGCATCCGATACCACGCTGCCCGAGGAAGTGATATTTGAGCCAATCAATCAGGCCATAGCGGCCAATTTTCCGGGCAGAAAGCTGCGCATGGGCTTCTACCATCATTCGGTGATGAAAGAAGAGGACGTGGTCCCGAATGAGCGATTAGTAAACAATGCCGAAAACCCCGCCTAATCATGCTATTTAACAAAGACAATACCGGAGCGGTGGAACTCCGGGAACGGACCGGATCCTACTACGCCAATAATAAATTTGAGCGGGTGGCCACCGACGTGCTACTGGCCGAATCGGAGCTTACCAAGCTGGTAGGCCAGGCCGTGTACGACCGGGCGCATGCCCATTACCAAAGCCAAGACTACCAGGCGGCCAATCCGGACGAAACCCAGGCGCTGAATGATCAGCTCGTCCTGCTGCTGCAGCTACCCATTGCCTACCGGGCGACCTTCAACTATTACCAATCCAATCTGGTGTCGCATGAGGATGCCGGCCGGAAAGTAAAGCTGGATCCGGAAAATGAAAAGATGCCCTGGGAATGGATGCTCGACCGGGACGATGAAGCGCAGCTTCGCAAAGCCCATCAGACCACGGATCTGCTACTCGCCTGGCTGGAAGAAAAGCAACTTCCGGAATGGATGGACAGTCGGAACCGTAAAACTGCCCGGCGGCTTTTTGTGCACAACGAGGCCATCTTTCAGGATGCCTATCCCATTGATGCCAGTCCGCGGTTTTACTACACCGTACTTCCCTGGATCCGGGAAGTGCAGGAGCGGGCGATTAAAAAGGCACTTGGGGCGAAGTACGCGGATCTGCTGGCCTATCACCTGGAGGGAACCGTTGGCAGCGGCTCCGGCAGCGCCGGGATCCCATCTGCAGATGGGGATCCAGAGCTGTCCGAATTGCTGGACCTGGTACAAAAAGCCATCCCCCTCCTGGTGATGGTGATGGCCGTGAAGCGGCTCAGCCTGCAGGTGCTTCCGGAAGGCGTGGTGCAGCAGTTTAAAAGCAACATGCAAAGCCGGGCAGCCAGTGCGGCGGCTTTGCCCGAAGTGATCAGCTGGCACGCGAAGCGATTGCAAGAGGATGCCGGGGAGGTACTGGATGATGTGCGAAGCTGGCTGCAGCGGGCCGATCCGGAATCCGGTACCTATCCGCTATTGCCGGAGAATGACGAAAGCAATAAGTTCTTCCGGACTTAATCCCTCGGGTATCGTTTTACAAAGTTTCTCAGCTTGAAGCTAATCCAGAAAACGAAAATAATCCCTGCTACGAGTTTAAGGACTTCAAAAACCTCATTCATAACACAATATACCAATTTTATGAATACCCTGGAGCTACCCGAAAAATCCATTCACATCGAAATCCCCTCCCACTGGGACGAGATGGATCAGGCGCAGCGCCTGTACTGCCTGAAGCAGGCCGTTCTGGCCAGTGCTGGGGTGATCCGTCCGGAAGAGGCCCTGGTCCGCTGCTTTTATCGTCTGGCCGATATCCAGCGGGATTACCAAAGCATCGCCATGGAGCGGGTCATGAGCGAGGAGCAGCGCATGGAAAAGCAAAGCCGGACCTGGCTGCTGGCCGAAACGCTGTGCGGCTTTATCTTCCGGAAAAACGAGACAAGCGAGCTCGAGATCTGCTACGAGACGGTGTACAATCACTTCCCCATAATCCGGGCAGGAAAGGTCAAGCTGTACGGCCCGGACCATTTGCTGGCCGACCTGACCTTTGGGGAGTTTCGCGCTGCCCTGGAAGAAATGAACGAATACTTCGATACCCGTGAATCGGAATGCATGTCCCGGTTTCTGGCCTGCCTGTACCGCCCCGAGCGCATCAACTTTGCCCAGCTCTCCCAGCGGGAAGACTTTGACGGGTTTCGCCGGGAACCCTTTAACCGCTCCCGGCTCCCCATCAACGCCCAACATACCGCCCAGGTGGGTCAGGTGGTACAAACGGCCGTGCTGCTGTGGTTTACCTACCTGGTCGGCTATATCCAGAAAGAAACGCTGCTCTTGGGCGGTGTGGAAGTAAATTTTTCGAGCCTGTTTGGCGGTGGATCCGGTGAGGGGCGCCGGAGCCGTGGCAATGGCTGGGTATCCGTCCTGCACAACGTGGCCAAAGAGGGGCCCTTTGGCGATGTGGAGAAAACCGACCGGATGGGGCTCTTTGATGTGCTGCTGTACATGAAAGACTGCGATGATCAGAACCGGGAAATGAAGCGAAAACTTAAAAAGAAATGATTGGAATCAAGGATTTTGACGCGCTTTGCGCCGACTGGGTGGCTGCCATTCCCGGGCTGGACGGCCATCACCTGGTGGCCCAGGATAACCATGCGATCCATTCGCTGAAAGACGAAAGGGGCATTCAGCTAGTTGCTGTGATCCCCTCGGCGAACGCCTCCGGCCGGGATCCTTCCAGCCTGGTGGATGATCACAGCACCTACCTATTTGTGATCGACAAGGGCTGGACCGATCAGCAGAAAGGCGAACAACTGGACCAATATGAAAAGACGCAGGAAATTATTCTGGCCATCCGGGACGAGATTTTGGGAAGCTTTGAAGAGGGCTGCGGCCCCTTCTGGCGGCTGCAGGCCGACAGCATCAGCATCGACCCGGAATTCAACATCTTCGGCGGCTGGAACGGCTGGTCCATGTTGCTCAGTTTCTAGCGTCCGGGAACGAAGCGCCTTCGATGGCCGGGTGGTACTCGAGCGCTGCGCGAAATGTGATAGGGTGCTATTTTTTCATATAGACTGATCCGGGGTTTTGAATGGGTTTTGTCCGGATGGTACGCATGGCGGGAGCTGTGCGTATTTTTTTTGTATATTTCGCTTTTCGTTTTGACAACCTGCAACTGACATCTACATGAGAAATTTCCGATTGATCATCCTTATTGGGGCAATTGGCATGACTTGGTCTTGCGAGCAAAAAAGTACCGGTGACACTCGTTACGAGGAAGCGCATTCAGCTTTTGCAGCGGCGCTGGTAGCAGCTGACCTACACCATCAGATTGACGATAAACGTTTCTACGAAGAGGAGTTTGTCAGCGCCTGGGAGATCAGCGAAGACTCCCTAAGCCGGTACGCTGCTTTTTTTACGGAGCTGGTGGATGCCAATTTTTATTTTGATGGAAAAACTCCACTCGCCGATTTAAAAACCCTGAAGCAGGATTTTGACACCTACGAAGTGAAGTTTCGGGAAAAGGGTTTTAGTGATTTTTGCCAGGCCCTCGCCGAATGGAATGAGCTATATGGTAAGCCCGAAACGGAGTACACCAGCTGGCTACAGGAGCACGAATATACCCGTGAGGAGTTTGAGAAGGATATTCTGGACGTGAATATTCGATTTGGTCAATTGTGTAAGATCAAATCGGAAAAGGAAAAGCGAGATCGGGCACCGGAATAGAAAATCTTTCTGGTGGCTGCTCCGGTTTTGGAATGTATAAAAATATGAGTAAATTTATACATGGGTTCCTTTAGAAATATCATCGTCATCCGGAGAGAAGGGCAGGAGGAATTTTGGTCCAATTTGAAGCTATTGTGCAAACACCATCCGGAATTCTCCTACGAGTACATCAAGTCGTGGAAATTTCCATTTGAGTATAAGGGGTGGAGTTTTAGGAAGGTGGAAGTGAATAAGAAGGTATAATTTTGTTTTTTAAATTTAAAATATGGATTCAAATATATTTAAGTCAATAAAAGAAAATTTTGTTCAGCGAACCACTAATCCATTTCTGGGAACATTAATTTTTGTATGGATAATACGTAACTGGAAATTTGTTTATTCTTTTTTCTTTTTTGACTCAACTTATAGTTTAAATGATAAGTTGATTGTTATCTCATGCTATTTTGAAGGTTATTCGCCGAAAGAATTTGGAGTTACAATTGCAATATCGTTTGGAGTACTAATTACGACGTATATATTAACTAATCTTTCAAGACTAATTGTAACCTTTTTTGATAAGATTGTGACACCTAAAATTCTTAGCGTTACCCATAAGAGTAGTTTGGTCCTAAGGTCTGACTATTTGGAAGTTATAAAAACTAGTGATATTTGGGAAAAAAGATATTCTGAAGAAAGGGAAAAAAGAATTCGTGCCGAAAATGACTTAGAAAAACTTGAAAAACGGATATCTGAAGTATCTAATCCAAAGGAAAAACAAGGAGAAATTAGCAAGAGTGAGAGTAATTTTGATTCAGACGAGGACACCGTAATGAAGCTGTATTCAAAACTAAAATCTAATAATCAAATGTCCGTTTTTAAGGATGTCGTAAGAAGTATTACAGAGGGAAATAGTTTAGAAAGAAAAGACCCCGACGTTAAAAGGTTTGTTGACTATGATTTAATTGTTAAAAGCTCAGACGCAATGGATGAAAATCTCGCATATTATAGAGTAACCGATCTAGGTGGAAAATTGAGAAGAAAATTTATCGATCTAGATTTATAACAAGCCTTTTACCCTGCAACATTCGCAGAATGTGGTGGGAGGGCCTGTTGCAGGGTAAAAGCAGACAAACCACCTTATTTTCTCCCGGGTCCATCATACGATAGGATTGATTATTTTTAGCAGAAAAATACCGACGGAAGGAGGGGACCAGGGAGAAAATGCCGCTTCAAGCGCGGGAAACTACCCTAATAGTTAAGTAGTTTCCTGACATTAAAAAGTAACTGCCTGTTTAAATCATTCCTTCATCGGCGAATGAATGATAGGCGATATCAGTAATAATTAGGTGATCCAAAACAGGGATTTCCAGCGTTTTGCCAGCGTTAACCAGCTTTTTGGTTAGGGTAATATCCGCCTGTGACGGGCTTAAACTCCCGCTGGGGTGGTTGTGAATCAAAATAACAGCGTTTGCCAGGTGGTCCAATGCATGTTTAAAGATTAGTTTAGCGTCTGCAATGGTGGCGGATGTTCCGCCCTGGCTAATCAGTTTGTGACAAATAATTTTATTGCTGCGGTCTAAAAGCAGGATATAAAAATACTCTACCACTTCATCCAATAAAATGGGGCGAAAATAGCTATATACATCCGCTGAACTGGTTATTTTCACCTTTTTTTCGGGGTTGGCTATCCATCGCCTCCGGCCTATTTCAAAGGTGGAAACTATGGCCGCCGCTTTGCTGTGGCTAATATTCCTAATTTTCATCAGGTCGGCGGTGGAAAGTTTCGCAAGGGCTGCCAGATTATTATTTGCAAGGGTCAAAATTTCCCGGGCGGTGTCCTCTGGCAACTGAAATGCGGCACAAATTAACATGGCGTCGCTCATGCTTGCCTTTCCTTTGTCGTACAGTGTTTGGATTGGTTCTTTTAGTCTCATGATTAGATTACGGTGTCAAGGTTTACGGATTCGATAAATTTTACATTGGGTTCTTCGACTTTGGAAGGCTCGGCCCGCTCCCGGGTCATTTCCTCGGGCTTAATTACCTGCCGGTCCGAAAACAGGTAGCAAATAGGAAAAAATCTGTACTCGTCTTCCTCTGGGGCTTCCTGCCCTCTCTGCTGGGCTTCCTTTGCTCGTTGCTTGCCTACCGGCTGCCCCCAAACCAAAAAGGCCTTGGATCCTTTTTTTATGGTGGCTCCTTGCTCCTTCCATTGTTTGAAGGTGTTAAACTCTTCGGCGCCGTCGGTGTCGTACATGTGGTTTAAAAGCATGTAATTCACGGTACGGGACGCCCAAAAAAGGGCCTCGTCTGCGGTTTCCGCTGCTTCTGCCATGTCGTCCCGGAGTTCTTTGGCTTCGTTGCTTAGGGCTATGAGTTCCGCCCTTTTGGGGTTCATTTGCTTTTCCATGTTAAGCGTTAATTAAGGTTTGTAATTCGGTTCGTTTCTCGTTGATTTTGCCGATGGCGAAGCCCAGTACCTCGCCGATTAGCTTGGGATTTTGGATTCTTAGCGCCTCTTGTTCGCTTCCGTAGCTGGTGGATTTGTAAGAGATTCGCAAAAAATAACGGTCGGTTAAAAACTCGTCTTCTTCGTGGTCCTTCTGTAGTTCCTCGCCCACCTTTACAAGGCTATCGGCGTATTTATCCAAAAGGGAAAGGCGCTTTATCATTTCCTGCTTCTCCTGGAAAAATTTTATTTTTTCCTCTAGGCTTTGGGGCTGCTGGTTTAGCTGCGTTTCCAGCTTTTTAATTTGGGCTTTCAGCTGCTCCACTTCGCTTTTTTGGGTGGGCGGTGTTGTCGTTTTTTTGGTCTGTTCTTTCATGGTGTTTACAGGTTATGTTTGTTTGATTTGTTTATATAAATATAAGCATATATTTATACATTTCAAATGTATAAAGTACAGGTATAAAGGATGTTATACCATTTTTTATCTCTAGGCACGGGAAAGGAAAAGCAGGAAAGGCGGAAATTTTTTTTACCTCTTTTTTGAAGAAAAAAGGCTAAAAAAGGGCTTAAAACGGCTAAAAATGGCCTGTTTTCACGCCTAAAAAAAATATTTTGTATTGGTTTTCAGGGTGTTAAGGTTTTGATTACTTTTTTCAAAAGTCATTCTGTCAGAATGGACCCCGACTCCGCCCCGCCGGGCGTTTGCAATTGCAAACAGCCATTTTGAAATGGATATATGACAAGCCGCCCCCCGCCCGCCAAAAAAATCCCACCAATTAACCCGTGCTGCCCCAGCAGCACACCATAATTTTTTCTATTTTTGAAATGCTAAAACATCAAACATCATGAAAATAGATTTTAAGTACGGTCGGAGTCGGGTAGTCGTGAGGCCCCGGGGGTTTATTAGGCACATGTTTGATGTACCCAGCAGCTCCGGCCACCATATTCTCGTACCATGCCTAAAACATCAAACACCTACTACCTTGTCTATGAAATCAAAAGCATAGACAAAGACCAGCTGAAAAGGCTGGTAGCCGAATTAAGATCCACAACCGGAATGATTCCATGTAAGGTTATGGATTACCAGCAACATCCGATTAAGATCTAGTGTTTTCACCAACCCGGGCACCCTGTCCGGGTTTTTTTTGGCTTAGGGATGCGAAGGGGTAGTCTGACGAAAGGAAGACCGAAACGCCAGTGAAGCCCGAAGGCGAAGCGAACAGCCCGGCCCGAACGTAGGGAGGGAAAGCCCCACCCCTTGTCCTTTATTTAGCCCACACACCCACATAGCTTCGTAAGAAAATGCTACTGCTGTGAGTGATGCGATAATCAAAAAGGAATTCGTCCGTCGTATTTTAAAAGACGAAGCTTCTCGCCTGGAAAGAAACCAGGGCCTGCAAATGAGAAAGCTTCTTCATTTCCATACCGGTACCCTTGAAAGAGAGCGCGACTTTACCATAGACCAGGAAGGTGGCTTGGATGGGAAACTCACTTTTAAACACCGAGCCTACCAGCGATTTCTGGACCTTCGAAAGAAACCCAAACTGAAAGACGGAAGGCGGATTAGACGGAAAAACTACCCCATCCACAACAAGTTCGTATTCGGCCATTACTACGTGATTGCCAATAGGCTAATGGTAGACTTTACCAATGAGGTAGCAGCAGGGCTAAAACGTGAAATGGAAAGGTAGCCATGGCCAAGAAACTCAGAGACGAAGATTTAATTCTAAACATCGTGGTCAATGGTGACCGGGGTAAAAAGGAGATTGGCGAACTCGAGAGAGCCGTAAAAGACACCAATGCCGAATTGCGTGCCCTGGAGCGCGAAGAAAAAAAACTTCGCCGATCCGGCAAGCAAAATACCGAACAGTACCGAGCCGTAACCGACGCCATCAAGCAGAAAAACAATGCGCTTACCATTGCCGAATCCAGGCTAAAAGTACTTCGCTCCCAAATCGATGTGAACAAAATGTCCCTGGTGGACCTAAGGCGGGAAATGAACCGGGTGCGACGCTTGCGGGATCTGGCAGGCCCACACACGGAGCAATGGCGCAAGCATGACGAAAGATTAAAAGAAGTAACAGCCCGCTACCAGGAGCTGGACGGTAGGGCCAGAACTACCGGATCTTCCTTGCAACGCATGGCCGGCCGGTTTAATCACTACATCGGCGTTTTGACCGCTGGATTTGCCACTATGATTGCTGCAGTTTCTGGAATCCGAAAGACCATCAACGACTTTGCAGAGTTTGATGACAAGCTGGCCGACGTGATGAAGACCACCAACCTTACCAAAGAAGAGGTCAGGTTATTGAACGAGGAACTGAAAAAAATTGATACCCGTACCTCCCAAAACGATTTGCTTGGACTATCCAGGGTGGCCGGCAAACTTGGAATACAGGGCACGGAGGATATTTTGGGCTTTGTTCGTGCATCGGATCAAATCGGCGTGGCCCTATCCGAAGACCTGGGTGGAGATGTAGAAGCAGCGATTACGCAGGTCGGTAAGCTCGTGGATATATTCAAAATCGCGGAAGACGTACCGCTCGAGGATGCCTTGCTAAAGGTTGGGTCCGCCATCAACGAGCTGGGGATGGCATCGACGGCCAATGAAGGCTTTATTGTGGAATTCACCAGGCGAATGGCCGGTGTCGGCCCCCTGGCGAATGTTTCCATCACCGATTTGATGGGGATGGCCGCTACGCTCGATAGCCTGGGCCAAACTTCCGAAGTCAGTACCACGGCGCTTTCCCAGCTTTTCCTGCAGATGGCAAAAAATGCCGATGTATTTGCCAAATACGCATCCATGGATGCCTCCGGATTTCGGGAATTACTCAATACGGATGCAAACGAAGCTTTTTTGCGTGTGCTGGATGGCGTTAGAAACAATGCGGACGGGCTTACCAACCTGGCCGATACCCTGGGAGATCTGGGGCAGGACGGTGGCCGTGTTATCGGTGTATTGGGTTCCCTGGCAAACAATACCGAAAAGCTGCGCCAGCAGCAGGAATTATCCAACCAGGCATTTGAGCGGGGAACCAGTCTCACGGAGGAATTTGGCATCAAAAACGAAACAGCCCAGGCCCAACTGGATAAGGCGCGTAAAGGCCTGCAAAACATGGTAGTAGAGCTGGGCGAAAAGCTCATGCCCGTGATGACGGTAAGCACCAATGGGTTCACCTATTTCGTCCGTATTCTGACGATACTTTTCGATTTCATTCAGGACAATTGGAAGCTGATCACAACTTTAACCGCTGCAGTTCTTGGATACAACCTTGCCCTTTTTGCGAGTACCAATTACATGCGGGTTTTCAATAGTCTGTCCAGGATCAATATTGGGCTGATCGCTTTGCAGCGCAACGGTATGTTACTTCTTGCAGCGGCGCAGGCGCTTTTTACAGGTAACCTTTCACGAGCTACTGCGGCTATGCGGGTGTTCAATGCGGTGTCTAGAGTAAATCCCTGGTTGCTCATTGCTGCGGGTGTGGCTGCGGCCACAACTGCCATTTATCATTATTTCAAAGGGCTCACCAGTGCACAGAAAGCACAGCAAAAGCTTCAGGATGTTCAGATCCAGGCTGAGCAGTCCATTGCCCGGGAAAAAGTGCAAATGGAACGGTTACTAGCCGTTGCGAGAGATAAAACCCGATCCGATGAGGATCGAATGAAAGCCATCAAAGCACTGCAGCAGCTATCCCCAAATTACCTGGGCAACCTTTCCCTGGAAACGATCAATACCGAGGAAGCCACTAAGGCGACGGAAAGATACATCGAGAGCCTGCTCAAAAAAGCGGCGGTCCAGGCGGCCGAAGACGAACTGGTAGCACTACAGAAAAAGCGCATTGAGGCGCTGCAAACCGGGCAGGATGAAGAGTTGAGTCTGTGGCAAAAGACCAAGCTGGCCGTTTTGCGATTCGGTAACGAGGAAGGCCTGGTCAATGATGTACGTGAGCAATACCGGCGGGAAAACCGGCAAAACATGGAGGCGGACTTTAAAGCCCAGGAAGAACTCCTGACCGGCTTTATTCAAAAAAACATGGACCTGAATCAGAAAGTCCAACCGGTGTCGCTCTTTTCCGGTGATGGTTCTGATCAACCGCCAGTAGGCAGAACGGTTTCGTCAGATAAGCCTAAATCTGATAAAGATTCCAAGCTTGCCGCTGAACTCAAAAAACAAGCGGAATACCGTCAACAGGTCCTCGAAGCGCAGCTGTCGCTAATCGAACAGGAACGCCTGGCCTACAAGAAACGCCTGCAGGAAGCCGGCATTTTTGGCAAAGAGCGGCAGAATATGACCGAGGAAGAGATCCGCGTGCTGGAAGCCCTGGAAAAGGAGCATCAAGCGAACCTCAATCAGTTGGATGCCCAGGCCCTGCGTACCGCCATGGATCGCAAACAGGCGGCCTTTAATCAAGAGCTGCAGGAACTGCGTATTGCCCATAATGAGCAATACAAGGAAATCAAAAGTCTGGAAGAGGCGCGAGCCTTTCTGCGTGATGACCTATCAACCGAAGCACTGGAAGGGCTGCGCAACATACGCCAGGCGCAGCAGGAGATCGATAAGAAATTCCGCAGGGAAGAGGAAGCCCTGGTAAAAGCCCACCTGCAGGAGTTGCAAGGTGAACTGCAGGCCGTGCTTGATACCGGGCAATGGGAAGGTCTTGATCTTTCGGATCGGGTTTTATCTGACGAAGAAAAGGAAACCATCAACGCCCGCCTGGCAGAGGTTCGGCAGCAGCTGAGTGAATTGGGGCTGGGCACCGGTACCGAGATAGCAGAAGACCGGGGCCTTCGCCGGTCCAATGTCGATGTGCTTGGATTTACTCCGGACGATTGGGAAACGTTCTTTGCCAACCTTCGGCAGGGAGCGGTATCTATGGACGGATTGCTGATGGCAACCCAGGCATTGGGGCAGGTATGGTCGCAGTACAATGCGATGCGTACCGCGGCTGAGCAGCGCGAGCTGCAGCAGTACGAACTAGCCAATCAGCAGAAGGAAGCTGCGCTCAAAAGAAGACTTGATCAGGGACTGATATCGCAGGAAAAATACAATCAGGAAGTAGACCGGCTCAATGCCGACCTGGACAAAAAGAGGGCGGTATATGAGCGTAACCGAGCGAAGCGTGAGCGCAACGTTGCGCTTATGTCCGCCATCGTTAATACCGCTGCGGGCGTGGCCAAATCCCTGCCTAACCTGGCACTGGCGGCTATTGTCGGCGTGATGGGCGGCCTTCAAATCGCTACCATCAAAAAAGAACCGCTCCCCGAAATCCCTGGCGCACAATCTGGCGGCTTTGCGGATGTGGTGCGAAAGCAGGACAAAAAGATGTTTCGTTCCCGTGGTTTTGCCGGTCCGGGATACGTGGATGATCCCCGGATCCTGGTTGCGGAGTCGGGACGGGAGTTTATTGCCAGCAACGAAGCCTACGAAAATCCCACCATTCGGCCCGTCCTCGATGCCATCGATACAGCCCAACGCAACGGCACCATCTCAACCGTCAACCTGGAAAAGGTCATGGCCAGGCGAATGGAAATGTTCACCATGCCAGGCAGGCAGCGCGGCGGATTTGCACAAACACTGCCCACACCTGCGGCGCCTGCAGCAATGAGCCTGGACACTGAGGCAAAAGAACTGATTCGGAAAAACAACGAACTGATGGCCGATCTGCGCGGGGAGATTCGTAAGGGAATCCGCGCCGATGTCAGTCTGCTGGGCCGTCGCGGATTTTACGAGGCGGAGAAAGATTACAAGGAAATCGAACAAAACGTAAACCTCTAGCCATGCTCAAAATGCTGCTGAAGGGAGTACCGGTAAACTACCCCCCGGACATTTCCCTGAATCTGATCTACGAGAATCCCTTCTTTTTCAACGATCGGATTCCATCCAATCACTCCCTGAATTTCGTCCTTCCTCCGACCAACCATAACCTGAAACTATTCAATCGACCGGACCGGATGAACAGCTTCAATTCATTCAAAGAGTACGACGGCTTTGAGATCTATTTCGGTACGGTCCGGATCCTTTCCGGCGTTCTGGTCGTTCAGGAGTTTGAGCGGGATATCAAGTGTTTTTTTCGGGGATCAGTGATCACCGACGGCATGCGCTCCCCACTTTTCCAGTTGCCGATGACCTATTACGGATTTGGTACAGACACAAGCTCCAACAACCTGTTCAGCCCGGATTTTTGGGCTTCGGGTTACCGGGAGTTGATCCAGCCAACCCTGTTTAATAATTCGGATTTCTGCGCTCCGGTCATGCGGATTGCCGGTGAGCCATGGCCCTACCTGAACAATCCCAACGAAATACCCAAGAGTGCCGGAAATTTCGCGACACTAAAGCAATACATCAACTTTTTCAACGCCCGGGAAGAACAGTACGTGCTATTCGGGTCCAGCTCTCCGGTACACACCGTGGTTTTTCCATTTCCCAGAGCTAGGTATATTTTCGAGGCCTTTTTTGATGGCAGGCTCGATGTGAATCCCTTTGCCAGTGGAGAGCTGCAAAAGATCGTTTTATCCAGTACGTATCATCCGCGATACAACGAATCGTTGCTTTCCATCCGACGCGGAATCCTACTCGACGGCTACAGCTCCGGAGGCGAAGCGCCGGACAATTTTTTTTACCTGAATTCCTTTCTTCCCAGCCTACCCGGGAATGAGCTGGTCCGGGAACTGTTGAAATTGGTCGCTGCCACCATGTTCCCTTCAGGGAATGGGTTCCGTATTCGCACCAATGCGGACATTCTCGCGGATACCGATGTGGTAAATTGGGATGCAAAACGAATCAACCGACTAGCCATCAGCAAGAGGGAAGGGCAGAGTTATGCCTATGGATACGGCCAGGCGACGCCAGGGATCGAGGAATTTGACGGGGTTGAAGTGGATTCGGTGTTGGAGCTTTTCAACTACCAAGTGCCCTCAGAAGGTGAAATTGACGTGTACGTTCGGGATACCAAGGAACTTTGGACGAAGCGCCTGCGCGAAAAAGCGGATCCGGCAGATCCGCAGCGTTTCCTTTTTGAGTTGAAAGGCAGCGGCCTGGGGGCGGCTCCCAGTGAAGACGCGGGCGGATTCGATATGAAACCAAATCTGGAGCCGGTCCGGATGGGCATTCACGAGTACTGGCACGAGGATAGCAATAGCAATGGCATTGAGCTTGGCAGCTGGTACGTTCCGGAGTTTACCGGCAATCGACTGACGCGGCCAGAGCGTCCGCAGATTGGCTTGTTTCATGGAGCCAGGGAAAGCTTCAGTACGCTTACCGGTTCGCAAAGCTCACCTAACCTATATCCCTTGATGACCCCGCACAACTACGACGCCCACGGCAACCGGCTGGGAGACCTATCCCTCGAGTGGGAAGGCCCTGATGGACTGTTGGCTAACTTTCACAGTGCGTACAGGGATTATATTGCAGCGGAAAAGCGTTTCATTCGTGGCTTATTCCTGTTAAACGCCCTTGACCTCAAAAACATGAACCTTAGCAGGAAAGTGTACCTCCGGGGCATGAATTTTTTCATCGAGCGTATCAACATCACCATCCGGCAAAAAAAGATAGAGCCTGCCCAGGTCGATTTGGTCCAGGCGGATCTATAGCTGTCCTTTTCCCGGTCGGGGTTGTCCGGTAATTTGGGTAAAAATTAGTTGACATACATGGCAGATGCTATCAAATCCCACAGCCTCATGAATGCGCACTTGCTCCAGAGATCGGCCCAAATTATTACAGATATTTTTGACAAGAGCAAGTGGGCATTCCTACTGACGCCGGTTTTCATGTTTTTTCAGACCTACATTTTCAACGATTTCGATTACCTCAAATGGCTGGTGGTCCTGATTGCCCTGGATACCGCCCTCGGCTTTGGCCTGGCGATCGGACGCCGGGAGATCGATAAGGATCGGTTTGGCGATATTCTGATAAAAATCATCGTCTACAGTTCCTGCCTGGTGGTTGGCCACGTCCTCGAAAACTTTACCGTCTCCGGCGATACCATCCCCGGGGGCGACTACATGAAGCTCCTGATCTATGTGGCGATTATCATCAAAGAAGCCATTTCCGTGCTTGACAATGCTGGCAAAATATCCAAAAAGCTGGTGCCCCAATTCATCCTTGCCAGGCTAAAAGGATTCGACGAAACCGGCGATTTCAAAAATTTTAAGGATGCTAAATCAAACCAAGACACGAAATCGTGATCCGATCATGAGACCATTCATTTTCCTTTTACTCCTGCTCCTTAGCTGCAATACGCAAAAGAAAATCAGCAGCAACCGCGCTGATCAGGAGCTGAGTGTTCACTACGAAACCATTCAAACCGATGAAAAAAACCTTGAAAAAGCAATTTCCCTTGATGAGTCAGTCCTTACCAGGACAGGATCTGGATCGTACATTGAAGTTATCCCCCGGGGAGCTATCCGAATTTCACCGGATGGCAGCTTTGAGGGCGAAGCATCTCAGGTTAGGATCCATCATCGGGACACCGCCCAAGTCAGTGAAGCCCGGCGATTAGATCAAAAAGCGACCGACCGGGGCCGTTCAGAACTGGCTACGACGGAAGACCTGAAGGGAAGCACGTCGGTTTATCAACGGGAAAAAGTCGTCAGCCGGTCCCCCAACTTCTTTGTCTGGATAGGCGCAGCCCTGGGAATTTTGCTAGTGGTTACCGGTCTGCGTATTTTCTCTAAACTCAACCTATTCTGATGGCCATCACCCTTGTACAAACGCCCCCCGCATTATGCTTTGTTGGCAATCTTCCAGATATCATCGTCACCACAGATGATACCGGGCATGATTTCTCCGTCACCATCGGCGGGGAGCTGCTCCTGGAGGAATACTACACTGCCGATGCCGATGGTAGAATCACCGTTCCACTTCGTGTACTCCTGGAAGAACAGCTTTCCCTACAGGTACCCAGCTCGAACCTGTACGCCCAATCCGAAGGCGTCAAAGACGTTGCCTGCCTATTGGGAAACGAAGCGATCGGTTTCCGGATGGTGAAGGGTGGGGTAGACCGCAAAGAGTTCACCACGTCGGATTTCCTAATGGTTAACTGGCTCACCTGGCAGCCCCAGGTCAAGCAGGTCAATTACCGGGATCCCGAGTACCTTTCCTACTATGCCCAAGAGCAGGTGACCGTGAAGGTCAAGGCCTTTTTTCAAGATGGATCGGATAGTACAGCGGATGCCTACGTGCTACCTGCAGCACAGCTGTCTTCGGTTAACGTGACCTTCGAGCATATCCACAGTTTGTTTCCAGAACAGCCGATCTATTTCGATGCCTGGATTCAAAATTCCAGCGATGGGGAATATACCTGGCGCCAGCGGTACGTGCTGACCGACCAGGTGTTTGAATTTGACGACCTTTTTGTTTTCGAAAATACCCTGGGAGGCATTGATACCATTCGATTTACCGGGCAAAAGACCCTGCTCAATAAGCAGCAGTTTGACACCGGAATCTTCTTCGACGAGTTCGAACTCGAATACGACATCAACCCGGACAAGGCGTATGAAAAAAACACCGGCTTTTTTCGCAGCCGCCGGCAGCTATTCTGGTCCCAGGATTTCTTCAGCAGCATGCAAAAGTACCTGGTACGCGGGGCGGAGCTCCGGCGGATCCTGACCAGGGAGCCACAGTTCGAAGCCGCCAGGTACGACCTGATTGCGTTCGATTTTCAGTTTGTCTTTACGCGCCAGGTGGAATACCTGGATTGGGTTTCGGACGAGCCGCTGGATCTCCTGGTGATCATGGGACCGGATCAGGAGCCCTATTACCTGGTGCCGCGCATGTGGATGTTTCCGGAACTCGAAGATCCCACCGATGCCATTTTCCCGGTGCAGGTGCCGGGAGAGCAGGAATGGAAGGGCCTCACCTTTCAGACCATCCTGGAATACCTCCGGAATGAATTGGAAATCCCCTCAGGGGATCGGGTGATTGATCCGGGTTTTTTTGAGGTCAATAACAGCAATAATGGGTACGTCTATGGCGCTTCCTGGGTCAAAGATGGGGTAACCTATGAATACACCGGCCCGGTTGCGCTAGTGGGTACGCCAGACGCTCCGGAGGATCGATTTGATATCATTTATACCCAATCCTCCAATAGCGTTGGGTATTTGGCCGGGATTGCGACCACGGATCCGGTGATTCCCAATGCGCCGGCCGGTGAAATGCTCCTGCACCAGGTGCTGCGCCTGAATACCGGGGAAAACATCATCACCCCACAAAACCCGGATGACCCCCAAACCAAAAACGAGGCGGGCAAATACGAGCAATACGCCGAGATTTGGCGTCAGACCGTACAGCCAAACACCTACTACGATTTCAAAATTGCATATGTCGGATGGGCTTCCGATTACAGTTCCAACCGGCAACGTCCGGTGAATGGTTTTTTGATGGTCAATTTTGTGACCGGTGCTGCAGACAGCGAGGTGGATCCCGACCGTGTCAACGTTCAGACCCTGGATATAAGTCCGGAATCGGGCGATTTCGTATTGGTGCAGGTCAACCCAACCACAGCTGCCATCTATGTTAAGAAAACCGCATTCTATCAGACGCTGACCTTCAGCTATTCCGGACCCAAGACCAATACGGTAAATCAGGACAGCCTGAAGTCGGGGCAATCCTATGGAACCCTGCCGGCGGGGGACAATTGGCCTAGCTGGAACGGCCGCGGCTATGTCACCTCAACGGGGAACACGTTGAAATTTGATAAACCTCGATCCTATGGGCTAAATGGAACACCCGTCACCGGTAATCTTACCGTGGCCACCGCTTACGCTGATGACAGCGTGATGGTCAAGCTGCTTCATAACGATAGTGCCGAGCCAGCCATTTCAGTCCCTGGGGGAGTCACGAAGAGACTCCTATCGGGAGAGTACATACCTTCAGAGGATAATTTGTACCTGTTTATAATCGATAAGAACGCCTCGGGGGATGTGGTAGGCGTGAATTACACGATAACGCAGGATTCACTATGAGGACCGTAAACCAGTTCTTTGCCAGTACGATTGGGGGCAATTCGCTTTTGTTTGAAAATGCATCCGTTGTATTGTCTCCCTTTCTGATTCGTCCAGAATATACCGGCGCTTGTTGGCGGGTCCGCAGGGTGTCGGACGCCGTCCTGTTAGATGTCGGTTTTGATGGAGGCGGCATGGTGAGTGAGGCAGAGTTGGTGGCATTCTTAGGCACCGGTCAGGGTAGGCTGCACACCTATTACAACCAGGTAGGCGCAAATCATGCGATTGCCCCTGCAACTACCCAAGAACCCCTGGTTTGGGACAATGGCTTTGTAACCGGATTGGAGGGTTTGCCGGCGGTAGACTTTGAAGGTACGGCCAACCGCCGAATGATATTCGAGAGCATGGTGGAATCCATTACAACGAATGGCAGCTTGTGTTTGGCAGTTATTGACCGGATCGATACGGCTTCGTTGCAGCAAATATTTAGCAATAGAACAGAGAATACGCAGTTTCGTTCATCATCAGCGCATGAACTTGCATTCGCTGGCGTGGCCTCGCCAGGTGCTTCGCTAAATGCAATTTCTGCCAAAAAGATCGTAGGGTTTGAGATCAATACCGTGAACGAAGAGGCCGTAATCTTTGACGAATATATTGAAGGGCCGATTAGTTACTTTTCACTGCTGAATACACCCAGCTGGCGGTTCAACCAGCTAGGAGCCCGCAACGTCACAGGGGAAGTATACCGGGGAAGAATTCATGAATTATTTTTTTTCGAAGACCGGCTCTTGACAAACAGGCGCAACATCATCAAAAATCGTAAATCAATATACCATCCGGGACTATGAACCAATTGGCACATCCATTCAAAATCCAGCACCGGCATTCGGACTACCTGATCAAATTGGTGCATCACAAGTTAGAAATAGACGCAGACTTGGAAATGCGCGCCCATATCCGCATCGAGTTCTGGACCAAAGATGCCGAAGGCGAATTTGATCAACCCTTGCTCGAGGTGATCGCGAATGATCCTAACTTGTCGGATAATCAGAAGCGAAACGATATGGAACTATTTCGAACCCGTCAGTGGTCCAGCTCCACCCGTGGATCCAGGGTATTACCGGAAACGGGCGAATTGGTCCATCCGGACGAAAACGGAAACTATCCAGCAGGTGCCATCACCCAGCTGCAATATTGGCAAAGCTTACCGGCAGCCGCCTTCCCAGGCGAAACCCTGGCCGAAAAGGTATACAGTGCGCTGCTGGTAAACATGCAGGAAATCTACGATTTGCAAAATATCTGATTTTGCTGTTTACCCCAGCAGGTACTTCATTTCTTGGCGTAGTCGATCATCATCGACGTGGGTATATTCCAGTGTTGTCGCGATTTTTTCATGCCCCATGAGCTTTTGCAGTACTTCAACGTGGCCACCCTTTCTAAGAAATTGTGTGGCGAACGTGTGTCTGGCCACGTGCGTAGTTAAGTTCTTTCGGATTCCAGCTTTAGCGGCTATTTCTTTAAGCGTTCGATTCGTTACCTGGTCGCTAACGGTCTCAAATAAATGCCCTTTTTCGGTAAGGATGTAGGTAAAATGTTCTTTGCCAAGTGGAATTTTGATAGTCTTTTCCGTCTTCCGGGTTTTATAGGGAACGATAATTAGCAAATCATCCTGAATATCTGACCACTTAGCTCGTTTGATATCCGAAAATCTCAGACCGGAGATACACGAAAATAAAAAATGACAGAGCACCCGTTTATGGTGTTCTGGGATGTGATCTTCGTTAAAATAAATTTTGAGTTTTTCAATTTCCTCCGGTTTCAAATAGACTTTTCGCCCGGGATACTTTGGCATTGAAAATTGAGCAATTGATTCGATATTCACAGAAATACCGGCTGCATAGGCTCTCCTGACATATGTCGTCATTGTTTTCAGTATTCTCCATGCGGATGAAAGCTTAAGTCCTTCGTGTTTAATTAGCCAAGCTTTGAAGGTTTCTAAAAACTCCTTGTTAATCTGAGAAAATGAGATCTCGGATTTAAACGATTTGATTTTCCTTAGTCCCGAAAGCTCATTTTTATACGTTTGCTTTTCGATCATAAACGCATTGAACCGATCTTCGATATCATTTTCTGCCCAGATAATAAAATCCTTCCTTGCGCCGTACCGCTTCAAGTCCTTATGAAACTGCTCAATAGAAAGCTCCATATCCGAGTGACGGTAGAACATAAAAATATCGTTGATTTTCGCAATTTCCTTATTTACTAGGAGATTATAATCATTCGCCAACTGATCCCGCTTTGTTCGGGATAAAAACACCCCAGCTTTATTATCAAAAAAATTCACTGGCCAGGTAATTTTTAACGGAACGGTGGTCTTTCTTCTGTTGATAATTACGAGCAGAAACACGGAAGCGCATCCATCTTCCGTAGGCCGATCATGGCGAATTCTACATGAGACAGAGGCTCTCATGACACCGATTGACGTGTGACGGATTTGCGGAACGGTGCTTGCAAAAGTGGCCTTAATAGCCTGTCTGGGCATGACGTGTGAAATTTTTGTGAAACAAAAATCCCCGTTTGCGCGACGTATTGGCCGATTTTGCCAAAATTTGTACCAGGAGCGGGAATCGAACCCGCACGGCCTAATGGCCACAAGATTTTAAGTCTTGCGTGTCTACCTATTCCACCATCCCGGCATGCTTAGAAAGCGTAAAGTTAGGTAAAATCAGGGATTTTACCGGTACCATTACTCCCCAAAAAAGAAAGCCCTGCGTCAGGGCTTTTCTTGGAGCGAAAGACGAGATTCGAACTCGCGACCCCGACCTTGGCAAGGTCGTGCTCTACCAACTGAGCTACTTTCGCTGATTACTACAGGTGTCGAAAAGCAACGCTTTCCGTCGATGTGGACACAAATTTACGCCATAATTTTGAATCTCCAACAGTCCACCGCAAATTTTTGCACCTGCTTCCCTACTCCGCTGAAAGTAAAGCAGGTACATTCATTCCAGCATTTTCTTCACTTCATTCAATTTCAACAAGGCCTCCACCGGAGAAATGGTGTTGATATCGAGGGCATCCAAAAGCTCTTTGGCCTCCTTAAATTTGGGGTCCATCTCGAACAGGCTTAACTGGTAATTGTTTTTGGGCATGTCCCGGATATTGTCCCGGTGCTGCTGCAATTTCTTGTCCTTTTCCAGGTATTTCATGATCTCCGCCGCACGCAATACCACCGGATTGGGCATGCCAGCCATCTGCGCCACGTGGATACCAAAACTGTGCTCACTTCCCCCTTTCTCCAGCTTACGCATAAAGATGACTTTGTTTCCAACTTCTTTTACCGATACATTGAAGTTTTTTACTTTCGGGAAATCCGCAGCGAGTTGATTCAGTTCGTGGTAATGGGTGGCAAAGAGGGTCTTTGCCCGGCACTTGGGATGGTTGTGCAGGTATTCGACAATGGACCAGGCGATGGAAATACCGTCATAGGTGGAAGTCCCCCGGCCAATCTCGTCCATGAGTACCAGGCTTCGGTCGGATAAATTATTCAGTATGCTTGCCGTTTCGGTCATTTCCACCATAAAGGTGGACTCTCCCTTAGACAGGTTATCGGAAGCACCCACCCGGGTAAAGACCTTGTCCACCATACCAATGCGGGCAAAGGACGCCGGCACGAAGCTCCCCATCTGAGCCATCAATACGATCAATGCGGTCTGCCGCAGCAAAGCCGATTTTCCCGCCATGTTGGGTCCGGTAATGATGATCACCTGCTGGGTGGAATGGTCCAGAAAGGTATCGTTTGGCACGTAGTCCTCCCCGATCCCCAGCTGCTTTTCGATCACCGGGTGCCTGCCGTCCCGAATCTCGATGGAATCCGAATCGGTGATTTTTGGCGCGCAGTAGGCATTGTCAGAGGCCACTTCCGCAAAACTCAACAGGCAGTCCAGGGAGGCCAGCACCCGTGCATTCTGTTGGATCTGCACCACGTAGTCGCCCGCATCCTGCACCAGGAGCTGAAAATACTTTTGTTCCAAAATTACTAGCCGCTCCTCCGCATGCAGGATCTTTTCTTCGTAGGTCTTGAGCTCCTCGGTGATGTACCTTTCGGCATTGACCAGGGTTTGCTTGCGGATCCACTCCGGCGGCACCTTGTCCTTGTGCGTGTTGCTCACCTCCAGGTAGTAGCCAAACACCTTATTAAAGGCCACTTTCAGCGAAGAAATACCGGTCCGCTTGACTTCCCGCTGCTGGATCTGCACCAGGTAATCCTTACCGGAAGTAGCCAACTTGCGGTATTCGTCCAGATCCGGATCCACGCCGTTCTTGATAATTCCCCCCTGATGCGTCAGCATGGGTGCGTCCTCCATCAGTTCCCGCTCGATTTTCTCCAGCAGGTAGCTGCAGGTGGTGAGGCGGTCCGCTAGCTTTTTTAAAGGCCCGTTTTCCTGGGTGGAAAGCAACTCCTTGATGGGCAGGGTACTTTTCAGCGCCTTTCGCAGGTGGTTCATTTCCCGGGGATTGATGCGACCCACCGCCACTTTTGAAATCAGGCGCTCCAGGTCTCCGATTTGCTTGAGGTGGGAAAACAACTCTTCGCGAAGCTCCGGCTTTTCGTAAAAAAACCGTACCACTTGCTGCCTTTCTTCAATGGGCTGCTTTTCCTTGAGGGGCAACACCATCCACTGTTTCAGCATCCGGCTACCCATGGGGGTCTGGGTTTTGTCCAGAATCTGTATCAGCGGAACCCCGCCTTCCTGCTGGGGGTAAATAAGCTCCAGGTTACGTATGGTAAACTTGTCCAACCAAACGTATTTTTCCTCCGCTATGCGTGAGATCGAAGCAATGTGTTTTACTTCCTTGTGTTCGGTCTCTTCCAGGTAATAGAGAACGGCCCCGGCGGCGATGGTCCCCAACACCTGGTTTTCGATACCAAATCCTTTGAGGTTGGTGGTACCAAAGTGCCGGACGAGTTTTTCGTAGGTATAATCCTGCTGGTACACCCAATCCTCACAATGAAAGGTGGTAAAGTCGTTTTTTAACAGCGTTCCAGCCAGGGTTCGGGCAGCCTTGGAATGGATGACCTCCGAGGGATTAAAACTTTGCAACAGTTTTTCTATGTACGATTGGTTGCCCTCGGCACACATAAATTCACCCGTGGAAAGGTCCAAAAAAGCAATCCCCAACCGATCCCCGGCAAAATGAATGCTGGCCAAAAAATTATTCCGGCGCTTATCCAGCACGTTATCGTTGTAGGCCAATCCAGGCGTCACCAGTTCCGTCACCCCACGCTTGACGATACCCTTTACCTCCCTTGGATCTTCGAGCTGATCGCAGATGGCCACCCGATTGCCGGCCCGTACCAATTTGGGCAAATAGGCATCCAGGGAATGGTGGGGGAATCCCGCCAATTCAATGTGCGAGGCGGCTCCGTTTGCCCGTTTGGTCAGTACAATATCCAGGATTTTGCTGGCCTTGATGGCATCCTCGCCGAAGGTCTCGTAAAAATCCCCTACCCGAAAAAGCAGAATCGCTCCGGGATGTTTTGCCTTGATGGCATTGTATTGTTTCATCAAAGGGGTTTCCTTTACTGCTGCTTTTGCCAT